TTACTCGAACAACTTCGCCACACGCTCTGTCACGGAAAGCTCCAGTTCCTTAAATCTGGTTTCAAGTTCCTCACTCGGTGTAGACGGCTGGTATTTATAGAAATACCGTGTGAACGGAATCTCCGCCCCGGTTTTGATAACGGGCTTCTTTGCACCAAGGTTTTCCTCGAAGAATGCGGCGGCATCCGGAATGTGCGGCAGAACCTCACGAGCCATATAGTCCTCGATGCTTTCTTCCCATTTCACCAGTTCGGTGTCCTTGGTTTCCTTGTCGTAGAGGATATTACCCTTGCGGTCACGCTGAATTTCAGCATTCTTATCCATAACAGAAAGCCCGTCTGCGATTTTCTCAATCAACTTTTTATCTGCCGTCACGGAGGAGAGGGCTTTTGTCAGCACCGGCATGAATGCCGTCGGAGAATTATAAACCTGCTCCGAAACCGCCGCTTTCAATGCAGAGACGATTGCTTCATAAACAGGCTGGTTATTTTGATAGGCTTCCAGCTTTTTCTGATCCTTGCCGGTCAGTTCTTCAGCATTTTCCAGCTCGTCCACCTTGGTCTGGTCATAGAGAGAAGAAAGCGCACCTTTGGACAGCATGGCTTCAACGCGTTCCCCCGTAATGGCATAGCTGCGCTGAAGGGGCTGCATAACCGTATATTCACGGTAAATGAACTCCTCGTTGTCGTAAATTTTGCAGTATTCGTTTTCTGTAAAGTCTGCATAGAGTCTCGTTACAGCACTGCGGTCTTCGGGAGAAATTTCATTTTTCTTATCGCCCAGAGCTTTGCGCAGTTTGTGGAAGAAAGAGGATGCATCAATCAGCTGAATCTTTCCTTTGCGCTCATCACGCTTATTCTTGGAAAGCACCCAGATATATGTAGCGATGCCGGTGTTATAAAACAGATCAGTGGGCAACGCAATGATTGCTTCGATCAAATCGTTCTCCAGCATCCACCGGCGGATCTGACTCTCGCCAGATGCCGTTCCGCCGGAGAAAAGCGGGCTGCCGTTTTTCTCCGGCGGAACGGCCGAAGTTATCATCCATTTTATCAATGGCGGACTGCAAAAACAGCATCTGCATATCACCGGAGCCGGGTAGCCCCGCACCCCAGCGACCGTCAAAGCCTTTTTGATACTCTGCGTTGACGGCATCCTCGACGCCTTCCGCTGCATCTTTGCCGCCCCATGCAGTGCCGAACGGCGGGTTTTCAAGAACAAAGCGCATCTTGGTTCCCTTAAAGCGGTCGGCTTTCATGGTGTCCTGATAGCAGATATTTTCAGCATTTTGTCCCTTGATGAGCATTTCGGCAAGGCACATAGCGTAAGATTCCGGGTTGATCTCCTGACCAAACAGGCGCACATCCGCAGAAGGATTATAGCGCTTGATGAAATTGTAGCCGGTAGAGAGCATACCGCCCGTTCCGCAGGCCTGATCCAAAATGGTGATGACCTTACCATCGTCAAAGATATCATCGCAGCCTTCAGCAAGCAGAATATTGACCATCAGCTTAATGATGTCGCGGCCGGTGTAGTGATCGCCGGCTTCGGCGTTTTCAGAAAACTTACGGATCAGTTCCTCAAAAATGTATCCCATCTTCACATTGTCGATGGTGCGAGGGTTGAGATCAAGCTCGGAGAACGCCTTGATGACGGAAAGCAGGCGGTTGTTCTTATCCATCTTGTCGATTTCTTCACCGAAGTTCAGACCACGCTCCTTGGACATCAGAATTTCCAGCACGTTTGCAGAGAAACCCTGCAGATAACTCTTAAAATTGGCGGCAATGTGGTCTGCGTCATTTACAAGTTCGGCAAGGTCAAATTCGCTGGTATTATAAAACTGAAAGCCGGAAATGCGGTACATCGCCTTTGCCGGGAAATTCGGATTTGCTTTGAACTGCTCCACGACTTTCTGCTTAGTGGGCGCAAGGGCACACTCAAAGCGGCGGATGATCGTCATCGGAATAATGACATCCTTATATTTGTCGCTGCGGTACGGTCCGCGCAGTTTATTTGCGATGGACCAGATAAAATTTACTTCAGTGGATACATCAACGGGAGAATCATCCCACATTGCGTCTATAATCTGCTTATCAGCCATTTGCCGTTTACCTCACTTTTCGTTCTTGTAGTGCCATACTACCTTTATTTTACACCCGCTACTGTCCCATAATCAGGACTTTGTGCGCTGTCCGGTCATCATTTTATAATGCTGACTCTGACCGAGTGCATCAAAAATCATCTGGAACACACGCTTGTATGCTTCAGCGTCCTCACAGTCCTCCACATAATTCAAGCCGTCACTGATGCCGTTGGGATTGTTGATGTAGGTCAGGAGAGAAGAAGCCAGCTGGTAGTCGGTCATATCCGGCTTTTCGCCCTCAACCTGCTTGATGAACTTTTTCCGGTTTTCCTTTTTCTCCAGCACGATAGAGCGCAGGTCGCTGCCCTCATAACCGCAAAGCTGAAGAAAATAGTATTCGAGAATGCGGCGCATTACATTCAGCGCCGGAATCGTAGAATGAAGATCACGGAGCTCATCCCACAAAGCGGCATAGGAATTCTGCACGGGATTGTAGTTTTCTTCTTCGCTCGGAATTTCCTTGTTCTGCCGCTTGCAGAGCTTAACGGTGGATACATTATCATTTTTGCGAATCATATAAAATGATGTGCAGTTGTAGTACCCGACCTGCTGATATGTAACCTCCCGGTGAAAATACACATTGTGTGTCAGGATGAACAGCTGCTTGATGTAATCACCTGGTACCTGCGGATTCAGATATTCGGTGTTGTTTCGGCAGACATTGATCATTTCGCGGACAATGGCACTAACAATGAAAAGTGCGGTGCTGTCCATGCTGGAAACGGGATCGTCAATAACAACGATCTTTTCTTTCAGTTCTTCGCTGTTCATGCTGCCGCGCACTCTGTGGTAAAAATACAAAAATGCGATAAAGTTGCGCTCACCCTCACTAAGGTTTTCTGCAACAGTTCCGTTTTCACGAACGATTTCATACACATTCTCAACACCATCCTTGGCTCGGATGCTGAACCCCTGGAACCCAGAGTCCCGCAGAATTTTGTTAATGCTGTCGATGGCGGCTTCGGTGTTGGCATTGTGTTTGTTAAGTTCAGAAATTTCTCTTGTGAGCTCACTGATTTCTTTTCTCAGAAGAGTCCCTCGCTCGGTGATTTCCTTGATTTCTTTTTCCAGTCGAGCAACCTCGTCTTTATAACTTGTCACCTCATCGGCAAGCATAAACGCAAGGTATTGCATAATTTCCGTTTTACACTTTTCCTTGCTACTCTTCTTGGCAGCAATAACATCGTTATTCGCTTTAATGAGCTTATTGATGCCATCGATCATTGCGCCGATTTCAAGGAGAAGCGTATCGGTATCTTCCAAGGACACCGTTTTGGAGGGCTCTTTAACTTTTTCGGCAATACGCTGCCGATTGACCTCGAACTTACTCTCCAGCAGAGAGAGCTTCTCTTGATACGCCCTCAAATCAAGAGAAGGCATTGCATCGGTGGTGTTGGTTTGCAGCACGCGCACAATATCCGCGGTTTCTCTGCCGTATGTACTCTGAAACTGCCCTAAGTCCCGAATGTCCTGCTGATACTGTGCATCAAAAGTGGCAGCAATTTCATTTTCAAAGTTTGCCGGGAGTTTTTGCTGACAATATGGGCACTTCCCACCGGCAGAACCAGAAAAATGCGTGTGCCCATCACGAACCCAATCTGAAGCCGTGCTGCCAAGGGCTTTCAGGAAACGGGCGAACGGTGTATCACTGCTGCTGACGATAACCTTATCCAGCATTTCTTTTCCGGGGAGACTGCCGTAGGTCGTTGCACCGGCTTTCTTGAATTCGGCATAAGCTCTGGCAGTATCGTCAAAAGCAACACCATAAAGGCGTTCCAGTTCGGGAAGATCATGCTCCTTGGGAGTTTTCTCTCCAAGAACAGCCTCTGCAAAATTCCTCTTCTGCTTTTTGCCGTCCATGCACTTTTCAAATCGTTTGCGAATATCAGCAGTCTTGGAAAAGCAGGCGTCCTGAAATTGAGTTAGCGCAGCGTCAACCCCGGCGGTTTTCTGCTTATAATCTTCACCGGCGGCCACCTTTGCATCGGATTTTTTCTTCTTTTCTTCGGTCAGCTCAGCAATTCGCTTCTTTGCTTCGATATCTTCCTCACCAAAGATGAATACGCCTTTTAAATCACCGTAATTTACAAAGTTTTCATTGATGAAATCCTGATTATAAACAAGCACATCATAATCATCCGCAGACTTTCCGTCTGCCCAGACAACGCCATCGTCCTCCTCAATGGCATGGGCAATTGAGGATTTGCCCGCTCCGTTATTCCCATAGAAGAAGTTTACGAATGTGAGATCGGCAACTGGCACATCCGTGAATGTTGCTCTATTGAGTGTAATGTTTTCGATTGCTGAAGGAACTTTGCGCTGCATTCATTTCACCATCCTATCCTTAAAAGTGTTCTTTATTCTTGAATTTTCCCTTTACGAACCCATTCATCAACTTCGGAAATTTTAAATTTATATCTTTTTCCGGCACGATAAACGGGGAGTTTTCCTTCTTTGATCCATGTGCGAACGGTATCTTGGCTGATGCTCAAATGCTCTGCGACATCCTCCAGATTGACCCATTTTTCAACCTGCATTTCTTCATATTCACGACTCATCGTATTACCTCCATTTTTCTACAAGGGATACGATTATATAATCTGAACCCCGGCCTTTTGTAACGCTTCAATGAGATTGATTTGTTTCAGTGCCCAATGTGTGCGATTCAATTCATTGAATGATCTGGCACCGCATATTCCGAGCTCGAAGCACTCTTCATTTAGAATCTGCTGTGGAATTGCCGTAATAACCGTGTAGTATATCTTGATTCCGTTATCCTGGATCTTTACATCCTTTACAAACCCGAAATAAGCGTCTTGGGCATCATCTGTCTTTCCGTATGAGTGGTTTTCGTCAGCAAAAATGGCCGGATACCGCCTTAAATCTTCAACAGCTTCTGGTGTGAGAGATGCATATTTATTTTTTAAATCCTCGTTTGTACTCTCAGTCAAGGCCCGATCCTTTGGAACCAGAAAGTAATTATCCTCGAACTTCTCACCTAAAATCACAAACAGATGGTAGAAATCCGTGTTGAATGTTATTCGCGCTCTGTTCTCACCGCGCCTTGATCTGGGATCGTTCAGCATGACTGTAATGTTGTTTTCCACGGTATCAGCATGGGCAACAAAATTATTCTTACCTCCCGATACGGTAATCTCTGTAGCTTTCCCCGGCTCAGTGAGAATGCCGGAGGCATTAATCGGTAAATTCTCACTCATCTTGTTTTCCTCCGTTGTTTATTGTTAGCTTGTCAACATGGTGATAGAAACTGTTGTTGCCACCTGAGATATTGATATTGAAAAACGTGGGATTATTGTTAACCATCTGCTGGGTTATAGGCGGAGTATCAGAATTGACAGTGTCAGATTCTTTATCTTCAGTAGGCTCGTCAACAATCTCCGTTGCTATCGTTTCCTTTGCATCAATCGTATAGGTAGTCAGCCCATTAAGGATTCCTTCGCCCATGTGGGCAGTGTATTTTCTTTGAGCTCTGCCGTTGGAGGGGCACCACGCCTCGTAGGTCTTTTGCCCTATAGAGTTATCCTTGCGGTTTATAACGATATAATGCCAAATGCCGAGCAAGAACGCTGGCAGGCATACTTTTTTAAGGTCGCCAAGTGCGGCCTTTTTCTTTTTTTCGCCATTTGGCTCGGTATAGAACTCGTCATTGGCTTTAATAGATTGATCCTGCTGAATCAAATCAATAAGGGCTCTGACCAGATTGACATCTTTATGAACTGCTTCGCTCATGTCAAGGAAGTCATTTACAAATCCGATCATCCCATTCAAGGCTGTTTGATAGTCAGTTCTCACCATATCGTCAAAAGCTGCAACGACCTGATCATCACCAAACGGAAGATAGGCACTTGTTGATGTTTCGCATCTTTTGTAGTTATTAACGATGGTTTTAAGTTTTCCTTTGCCAGGATCTACATAATCGAGGTTGATTACCTTAATCAGACCTACCATTACTTCTGAATCGGACAATCCATCGCTGTCCCCGGCATAGTGCTCTCTTGCTTTCATTCGTTGGCGGAGAGCTTGTAGCACCAGCGTAAAGAAGGTGCCTCCGCACAAACGAGGGTAATCATCTATTGACACTGTGTTTTCCTCCGCTTGGCATATTTTACTTGAATTCTAATAGTGTGGGGCACTTGAATACCCATCAAACCCTATTAAAACATATTATAGCACAAAAAACTCCAAAATACAATCCCATGCGATGAACACATCATTTCGGGATTGTGAAATCTTTTTTGGCTGCTGACCTTATTAACCTTATCAACTATGGCAGCTGACCTAAAAAACGATTGGATAGCTCTTGTGGAAACCCCACAGGAGCTTTTTTCTTCGGTGGTTTCCGCAAATTTGAAAACCAACGGAGGAAACAATCATGCAAAAGAAAGCCAATCGTTACTTTATCCCCATTGACGGGATGCCCATCGAAGTCAGCGAAGAAGTCTACCGGGCGTACTACCGCCCAATCTGGAACACTCGCTACCATGCCCAGAAGAACGGCGAGTGCCGCTGCACCAAGGCGCAAATCTGGAAGTGCGACGGAGTTTGCCCCGGATGCCCGTTCTACGCTGCCGGAAAGAAAGTGTCTCTTGACACGGCCATAGGCGGCGAGGATGACGATCTGACCCTCGGCGACACGCTGGCGGACGATGCGCCGACTGCGGATTCCATTCTAATGGACGAAGAACTGCTCAAAGCACTCTATGACGAACTCGACCGTCTTGACCCGGAGGGCAAGCGCATCTGCGCGCTGATGATGCACCATTCGGAGCGCGAAGCTGCAGAAATCATGGGTATGGCGCGTTCCACTTTTAAGCGGCACTGGGCAAAAATCCGTGCGGTGCTCCAGGACAGACTCAAAGGCTATTACATCTAATATCTTCCATCATCCCTTCGGCTGCGAAATTGCGGTCGAAGGGATAAATCTTTTTTCGGCAAAATGCGGACCGCTTCGACAGCTTCCCTCCAGTGGGTACTGAGGACAGCAAGACAACTCAGCACCTCGGAAAGGAGGAACCGCCAATGAACGAGTCCGCAAACACCAAGCCCGTGAGCGATGAGGAACTGATCGGTGTGCTTACGGCAATCAGCGTAGTGTCAAAGCGTCTGGCAAAAAAGCTGATTCAGCTGAACCAGACAAGTCAATCAGAGGAAGGAGGAAACCACGTTGAGCAAAATGAGCGAAATGGAAGCGACCATCCGAGAATTAAGGGATATTGCATCTTCTATTAACGACATCGCCAACTGGCTGACCGATGTGTTCGGCAGCACTGACGACACGGAGGCTGCACCCGCCCCGGCAAAGACATATTCGCTTGAAGAAGTCAGAGCAATTCTGGCAGAAAAGGCAAGAGATGGCTTCACCGCTCAGATTCGTGACCTTCTTCAGAAGTATGGAGCAACCAAGCTTTCCGAGGTAGACCCCACCCGGTACGGGGGGCTTGTGGCGGATGCGGAGGTGCTGGGCAATGGGTAATCATGCTCTGCTTTCCGCATCCTCCTCCCACAGGTGGCTCAATTGCCCGCCTTCGGCAAGGCTCTGCGAAAGCTACGACGATAGGGGCAGCGATTTTGCCGCCGAGGGCACCGATGCCCACGCACTCTGCGAGTATAAGCTGCGAAAAGCACTCGGTATGGCGGCAGCGGACCCGACCGAAAGCCTAACCTGGTACAGCACCGAAATGGAGGACTGCGCCAACGGCTATGTCGCTTTTGTAATGGAACTCGTCGCAGAAGCCAAGAAGGTCTGCACCGACCCTGTCGTGCTGATTGAGCAGCGGCTCGACTACTCCAGATATGTAAAAGAAGGCTTCGGCACCGGTGACTGCGTCATCATCTCAGACGGGACGCTACATATTGTGGATTACAAGCATGGGCGTGGAGTCTTGGTGGAAGCCGACGATAATCCGCAGATGAAGCTGTACGCTCTCGGTGCTCTGGAGCTGTTCGACTGCATCTACGACATCGACACCGTCAGTATGACCATCTATCAGCCCAGGCGCTCCAATGTCAGCACCTTTACCATTCCAAAGCAGGAGCTTTGCGAATGGGCGGACAAGGTTTTGACGCCGACCGCAGAGCTGGCCTTCCAAGGCAGCGGTGAATATCACTGCGGCGAATGGTGCCAGTTCTGCAAGGCAAAAGCGGATTGCCGCGAGAGAGCCAAAGCCAACATGGAACTTGCCCGATATGAGTTTCGGCAGCCGCCTCTGCTCACAGATGAGGAGGTCGAAGATATCCTCGGTCAAATCGACGGGCTGACCACCTGGGCGGCCGATATCAAGGACTATGCGCTGCAGGCGGCCATCAGCGGAAAACAGTGGCCCGGCTACAAGCTGGTCGAGGGACGCTCCAACCGAAAGTACACAGACGAACACGCCGTCATCTCCGCCGTGACCGCCGCAGGGTTCGACCCTTACGAACACAAAGTTCTCGGCATTACCGCTATGACCGCGATGCTCGGAAAGAAGCAATTCAATGCTATTCTTGGCGATTTGATTACCAAGCCGCAAGGCAAACCCACGCTTGTGCCGGAAAGCGATAAAAGACCGGCAATGACAACCATTATCGATGATTTTAAGGAGGACAACTGATATGTCGAATTCTACCACTAAGCTCGTAAACCCCATGAAGGTCATTACCGGCAAAGATACCCGCTGGTCCTACGCCAACGTCTGGGAAGCAAAATCCATCAACGGCGGCACGCCGAAGTTCAGCGTCAGCCTCATCATTCCGAAGTCTGACACCGTGACCGTCCAGAAGATCAAGGCAGCTATCCAGGCAGCCTATGAAGAAGGTCAGGCGAAGCTCAAGGGCAACGGTCGCTCCGTTCCGCCTTTGACTGCCATTAAAACGCCCCTCCGCGACGGGGACACCGAGCGCCCGGATGATCCCGCTTATGCCAACAGCTATTTTATCAACGCCAACTCCGCCACCGCTCCCGGTATCGTGGACGCCGACTGCAACCCGATCTTGACCCGCTCCGAGGTTTACTCCGGCGTGTACGGTCGTGCCAGCATCAACTTCTACTCCTTCAACAGCAATGGCAACAAGGGTGTCGCCTGCGGGCTGAACAACCTTCAGAAGATCCGTGACGGTGAGCCTCTCGGCGGCAAGTCCAGCGCAGCATCCGATTTCGCCACTGATGTGGACGAAGATTTCCTGTCTTGAGGAGGTGCGCAGCATGAGTATTACCACGATTCTCTGCATTCTGCTTCTGTCCCTGTATCTGCTCCTGGCAGTGTTTTGGATCGTCAGATCCATCATAGACGCCGTCGATGACCGTAAGCGCGATAAGCACAATGCGGAATGGGAGGAAGAACGTTGGCAGCTTGAGAAGGAACACGCCCTTCGTGAGGTGAAGTATCACGAAGCTCGTATGAAAGAACTCAACAAAGAGTAATCTCCGATCCCGTGGGCGGTGGGAATGTTCCTGCCGCCCATTCGGGCTATGGAAAGGATTCGTGTATATGAAAACACTCAGTATCGATATTGAAACATACAGCAGCGTTGACCTTGCCAAGTGTGGCGTCTACAAATACACCGAAGCGTCGGATTTTGACATCCTTCTCTTCGGATATTCCGTTGACGGCGGTCCCGTGCAGGTGGTCGATCTTGCCTGCGGTGAGACGATCCCATCAGAGATCATCGCCGCCCTGACGGATACCTCTGTCACAAAGTGGGCATTTAATGCGCAGTTCGAGCGGATATGCCTCTCACGCTGGCTTCGAAAAAACGGCAACTTTGATAATACCGGCTACAGCATCCCGGAGGATACCGTGGGAAATTATCTCGACCCTGCCTCCTGGAAATGCACCATGATCTGGTCTGCATATATGGGGCTTCCGCTTTCACTGGAGGGCGTCGGTGCCGTTCTGGGGCTTGGGAAGCAAAAGCTGACCGAAGGCAAAGAACTCATCAAGTATTTCTGTCAGCCCTGTGCGCCGACGAAGGCCAACGGCGGTCGGACCCGCAATCTGCCGGAAAACGCGCTGGACAAATGGTCTGCCTTCAAGCGATATAACGTCCGTGATGTTGAGGTCGAAATGTCCATCCAGGAAAAACTCGCCAAGTTCCCTGTGCCGAAAGCTGTGTGGAACCAGTATCACCTTGACCAGGAAATCAACGACAGAGGTGTTGCACTGGATATGGAGCTGGTGCATCAGGCAATTGCCATGGACACCCGTTCCCGCAAAGAGCTAACCGATGCCATGAAGAAGCTGACCGCTTTGGATAACCCCAACTCGGTACAGCAGATGAAGCAGTGGCTTTCGGATAATGGCTTGGTGGTCGCTTCACTCGGCAAGAAGGAAGTTGCGGAAATGCTCAAAACTGCACCGAAAGAGCTGCAAAAGGTTCTCCTTCTCCGGCAGCAGCTTGCGAAATCCTCCGTCCGTAAATACCAGGCGATGGAGAAAGCCGTATGCGCAGACGGCCGTGCCCGTGGAATGTTTCAGTTCTACGGAGCCAACAGGACCGGTCGCTGGGCAGGACGCATTATTCAAATGCAAAATCTGCCGCAGAACCATCTTCCTGATCTGGCCGAGGCTCGCAGTCTTGTCCGCTCCGGCGACTTTGACGCCGTACAGCTATTGTACGAAGATGTGCCGGATACATTGTCGCAGCTGATCCGCACCGCATTTGTGCCGAAAAGCGGCTGCAAGTTTATCGTTGCAGACTTTTCCGCCATTGAAGCCAGAGTGCTGGCATGGTTTGCGGGAGAAAACTGGCGTCAGGAGGTTTTTGAAAAAGGCGGCGACATCTACTGTGCGTCTGCGTCACAGATGTTCAAAGTTCCGGTGGAAAAGCACGGCGTAAACGGACACCTGCGGCAAAAAGGCAAAATCGCTGAACTCGCCCTTGGCTACGGCGGCTCTGTCGGCGCACTCAAAGCAATGGGTGCCCTGGAGATGGGTCTGTCCGAAGATGAACTGCAGCCGCTGGTCACTGCGTGGCGAAATTCGAACCAGAATATCGTGAAATTCTGGTGGGACATCGACCGCGCCGCTATGAATGCCGTAAAGCAGCATCTGGATGGTGAGGTCTGTGGCATCGAGTTCGCCTATCGGAGCGGGATGCTTTTTATCACGCTTCCGTCCGGCAGGAGACTTTCCTATGTGAAGCCTAAACTCGGCACTAACCAATTCGGCGGCGAATGCATCACCTACGAGGGCATCGGCGGCACGAAGAAATGGGAGCGGCTGGAGACCTACGGTCCGAAGCTGGTTGAAAATATCGTCCAAGCCACCTCCCGCGATATCCTCTGCTATGCCATGCAGACACTGTCCCACTGCTTAATCACCATGCACATTCACGACGAACTGGTGATAGAAGCCGCACCGGAGGTTGACCTTAACGCCGTCTGCGAACAAATGGGACGCACCCCGCCGTGGGCTGCCGGGCTGAAACTCCGCGCTGACGGATATGAAACCATGTTCTACAAAAAGGACTAAAACCGGACCACTGCCCACGGAACGCTCCAGTGGGTAGTGAAAACTATAGATTGGAGGAGCCTGTCATGGCTGATTTTAGAAACGCAGAAGGCTATGCCGACCCTACGGCTTACGGTGCTTTCTGTGCCATTGAAAAAGAAGAAAAGGCACTCCGTGCATTCAGACCCATCGTGTATATCTGCAGTCCGTATGTCGGAGATGTCGAAAACAACACCGCCGCCGCAAGACGCTACAGCCGCTTTGCGGTGGAAGCCGGATACATTCCCATTGCACCGCATCTGCTCTTTCCGCAGTTCCTTGACGACAACAAGACAAAGGAACGTGAGCTTGGGCTGTTCTTCGGCAACGCAATTCTCAGTAAATGTGCGGAAATGTGGGTTTTCGGTGAACACATCTCCGAAGGTATGGAGGCAGAAATCAAAAGAGCCACATGGAAGGGCTATCGGATTCGATATTTCAGCGAGACCTGCAAGGAGGTATCACGATGAAATTTACACTGTACCGCGCCGACCGCTTGGGAATGCCGGAGAATTGCATCTACCCGCATAAGGTCGAGGTGTCCGATAAAAACACGCTGCTGCAGGCTGTGTCTTATGACTATGTCTGTGCCGAATACAGAGGCAACTACCGCAACAACGACAATTTCCTCGGAGTGGATTGTCTCCCGGTCGACTGCGACAACGACCACAGCGACGATCCGGAGGACTGGGTCTATCCCTCCGATGTTGCCGCCGCATTTCCCGGTGTGGCCTTTGCGGTTCACTACAGCCGCAACCATATGAAGGTGAAAAACGGCAAGGAAGCGCGACCTAAATTCCATGTGCTGTTTCCCATTGGCCGACTGACGGATGCGGCGCAGTACAGCGATTTGAAAAAGCTGGTCAACACCCTCTTTCCGTATTTTGACACCAAAGCACTTGATGCCGCCAGATTCTTCTTCGGCACGAAAGCTCCGCAGGTCGACATCTTTGACGGACCGATGACGCTGACGACATTTCTGGCCGATGATGATTTCGACGCAAATATGGACTCCGGCAGCTACGGCAGCATCATTATTCCCGAAGGAAGCCGTAACGCCACCATGTCGCACTATGCTGGGCGCATTCTGAAACGCTTCGGAAATACCGAGGAAGCGCACAATCATTTCACGGAGGTCGCCGCCTGCTGTCAGCCGCCCTTGGAGCAGGCGGAACTGGACAGCATCTGGCGCAGCGCACAACGATTTTACGGAAAGATTTCCGCGCAGGACAGCTACATTCCGCCGGAGCAGTACAACCAGGAGCTTAAGTTGAAGCCGACCGACTATTCCGATGTGGGACAGGCCACCGTGCTTTCCAGGGAATACGAGGCAAAGCTCCGCTATACGCCATCTACCGATTTTCTCGTGTACAACGGCGGCTTCTGGGAAGAGTCAAAGCCCAAGGCACAGGCCGTAGCGCAGGAGCTGACGACCCGCCAGCTTGAGGAGGCAGAGACCGAAATCAGAAAAACCACCGCTGAGATGATGAAAAACGGTGCTTGGGAACTGCTGGCATCGATGGGTCCCAAGAAAGCAACCGCGGCTTTTAATTCGGAACAGGCGCGGTCTTTTCAGAAATACGAGAATGCCACGACCTACCGCAACTACGCCATCAAGCGCCGTGACTCCAAATACATCTCCGCTGCATTAAAAGAGTCGCACCCCATGCTGGAGATCGACCAGCGGCAGTTGGATTCGGATGAGTTTCTGCTGAATACCCCGACCTCTACTTATGACCTCCGTCTGGGGCTTGTATCCGCACGGGAACATACAGCGACGGATTTCATCACCAAGCAAACCACCGTTGACCCGGCCGATGAAGGCATGGATATCTGGCAGGACGCCTTGGAAACACTCTTCTGCGGCGATGCGGATCTGATTCGCTATGTGCAGGAGATTGCAGGCTTGTCCGCCATCGGAAAAGTGTGTGTCGAAGCCTTGATTATTGCTTACGGCGAAGGTCGAAACGGTAAATCCACCTTCTGGAACACACTCTCCCGTGTGCTTGGCTCCTACAGCGGAAATATGTCCGCTGATACGCTGACCGTGGGTTGCAAGCGAAATGTGAAGCCGGAACTGGCTGAAGCCAAGGGCAAGCGGCTGATTATCGCAGCAGAACTGGAGGAAGGTATGCGGCTGAGCACTTCCAACGTGAAGCAGCTGTGCTCTACGGACGAAATCTACGCCGAAAAGAAGTACAAAGACCCCTTCAGCTACGTGCCAAGCCACACGCTGGTGCTCTATACCAACCATCTGCCGAAGGTCGGCGCAATCGACGCCGGTACCTGGCGGCGGCTGATCGTGATCCCTTTCAATGCCAGGATTGAAGGGAAATCTGACGTCAAGAATTATGCCGATTTCCTGTTCGATAAGGCCGGCGGCGCAATCCTGAAATGGATCATGGTCGGTGCAAAGCGTGTGATCGACAACGACTATCATATCGTCAAGCCTGCCGTGGTGGAGGAAGCCATCAAAAAATACAAGGACAACAACGACTGGCTCTCGCAGTTTCTGGACGAATGCTGCGAGGTTGGCGACGCTTTCTCCGCGAAATCCGGCGATGTCTACAACGCATACCGCAGTTATTGTGCGCAGGTGGGTGACTATGTTCGCAGTACGACAGATTTCTACACTGCGCTGGAATGCGCCGGTTTTGAAAGGAAACGAAGCAAATCCGCACGGATGCTTTTCGGCCTGCAGCTTAAGTCGGATTTCCTGAATTGAGCATAGGGTGACGGTCGATGACACTCTCTACAGGAACTTCTCCTATAGCCTTAAAAAACAAGTCCTAAGAGAAGTTACTGAAATAACTGTCATCGACTGTCACCACCCACCTAATTCCTGATGGAGGATCACTTATGAGAGAGAAAACGATAGAACAGAAATTGATAAAAGCCGTAAAAAACGCTGGCGGCATCGCACCGAAACTGGTCAGCCCCGGCTTTGACGGAATGCCAGACCGTATGGTGCTGATGCCGGAAGGCAAATTCGGCTTTGTGGAGGTCAAGGCGCCGGGAAAGAAACCGCGACCGCTGCAGGCTGCCAGACACGGACTGCTGCGGCGGCTGGGCTTCAAGGTGTATGTCCTTGATGACCCGGAGCAGATTGGAGGGATAGTGGATGAAATACGAACCGCATGAATACCAGAAATATGCCATCAACTACATCAAGACGCATCCCTTCGCCGCAGTGCTGCTTGATATGGGTCTTGGCAAAACAAGCATCACCCTCACTGCCATAGGCGACCTGCTGTTCGACAGCTTTGAGGTACACCGGGTGCTGGTGATTGCGCCGCTGCGAGTGGCTCGTGATACCTGGAGTGCGGAGCTGCAAAAGTGGGATCATCTCCACAGCCTTAATTATTCGGTGGTGGTCGGCAGTGAAGCAGAACGCAAAGCGGCGCTCCTGCGCAAGGCCGATATCTACATCATCAATCGGGAGAATGTACAGTGGCTCATAGAAAAGAGCGGGATGCCCTTTCACTTCGATATGGTGGTCATTGATGAGCTTTCTTCCTTTAAAAATCACCAGTCCAAGCGGTTCAAGGCTCTGATGCAGATGCGACCCAAAATCAAGCGAGTTATCGGACTGACCGGCACTCCCGTTTCCAACGGCCTAATGGATTTGTGGGCGGAGTTCAAGATTATCGATCTCGGTAAACGCCTCGGCAGATTCATCACGCATTACAGGCAGGAATATTTCGTGCCGGACGCCATGAACGGTCAGATCGTTTACAGCTATCGCCCCAAGCCGGGAGCGGAGCAGGAAATATACCGCAAAATATCGGACATCACGATTTCCATGAAATCAACCGACCACTTGACAATGCCGAAGCTGATCTCCAGCGAATACCGGGTGTATCTAAGTCAGGACGAGTGGGATGCCTATGAGGAAATGAAAAAGCAGTTCATACTGGGCCTGCCCGACGGAGAGATCAGTGCCGCAAACGCCGCTGCGCTTTCCGGCAAGCTGTCCCAGATGGCGAACGGCGCAATTTATGACAATGCCGGAAATACAGTCCTTATCCATGACCGCAAGCTGGATGCACTGGAGGACATCATCGAAGCTGCCAACGGCAAACCTCTTCTGGTGGCGTACTGGTTCAAGCATGATTTGGAGCGGATTATGAAGCGGCTTCATGAGCGGCACATTCCGTTTTCCCGCCTTGATACTTCCGACAGCATCCGAAGGTGGAACAACGGCGAGATCCCCGTGGCGCTTATCCACCCCGCCTCTGCCGGACATGGGCTGAATCTCCAAAGCGGCGGCAGCACCATCGTCTGGTTCGGGCTGACATGGAGTTTGGAACTGTATCAGCAGACAATAGCCCGTCTGTGGCGGCAAGGTCAGACCTCCAAAACCGTGGTGGTGCAGCACATTGTAGCGGATGACACCATTGATGAGCAGATTCTGTGTGCGCTGAAAGCCAAAGATAAAACACAGTCGGCCTTGATAGCTGCAGTCAAGGCAAATCTGAGAATCTGAGACAACAGTTCGACAAATAACGACAATCCGTGCCAATCCGAGGATCTTAAAACATCGGAGGTACGAATATGAACCCCTATCAGGCATTAGCCAACGCCATTGTAGAACTGGCCGTAAAAGACTACAAAAAAGCACTCAAGCAGCATTACCGCTTCCCGGATAACGAGGATTTCGCAGCCGAGGTGAATGCATTGGAGCGTTTCTTCCGTTCCGGCTGGTATGGAACGCTTACCGACCTGGACGGAGAATATCTTATGACGGGTGTTCGCCGTATGGTGCATAAGGAGGTAGCGGCATGACAGCAAAAGAGTATCTCTCGCAGGCGCACCACCTTGACCAGCGCATTGACGCAAAAATCGCCCAGGTCGCATCACTGAATGAACTTGCCACCAAATGCACCGCCACGCTGACAGGTATGCCGAGAAATCCTAACCACGGAGGCTCCACAATGGCAGATGCCGTATGCAAGATCATTGACCTGCAGGAAGAAATCAACAGGGACATCGACCGGCTCGTGGATCTGAAGCGTGAGATTGTAGAGGTTATAAAGTCTGTAGACAATACCGAATATCAGATTCTTTTGGAGAAGCGATATCTGTGTTTCCACACCTGGGAGCAGATTGCTGTGGATATGCACTACAGCGGGAAATGGATACAGAAACTGCACGACCGCGCCTTGGATGTGGTGGCCGATATTCTGAAAGCAAAAAGTGTACACGATAGTTCCGTAGAGTTCCCGCCCTAAATGTAGTATCATTATAATAGCGAAAAAGAATCAAGGACAGCCTCATGGGAGCAATCCCGTGGGGCTTTTCCTATGCCCAAGGAGGTGAAACGATGCCGAAGAAACCGCTGCGACCGTGTTCTCACCCCGGCTGTTCGAACCTCTGTGACGGACAGTTCTGTGAGCAGCACCGCACAGAGGAACGCCGCAAATACGATAAATACGAGCGCAGCGCAGACATCAATAAAAAGTACGGCAGAGCGTGGAAACGCATCCGCGACCGCTATGCGGCGGAGCATCCCCTCTGTGAGATGTGCCTCAAGGAAGGTCGGCTGACCCCGGTACAGGAAGTTCACCACATCCTGCCTGTTTCCAAGGGTGGCACTCACGCAAGGGACAACCTGATGAGCCTCTGTCAGTCCTGCCACACCAAGATCCACCACGACCTTGGCGACCGGTAGGGGGATGAAAATCTTCGGGACCTTTTCGGTCGGGCAACGGCCCGGGGTCACGTGTGCGAAAAAGGCAAAATCAAAAGGGTAATTAAGGGAGGTGAACTCGGATGCCCACAAAATCAAATAACACAGGCGGGCGCGGTGGTGCAAGACCCGGTGCGGGAAGGAAAAAAACCGCAGTCAAGGAGAAAGCCGAAAACGGGAATCCCGGCGGCAGAAAACTTGAAGTGCTGGATATTCCCGAAGTCGAGGGTGTTGCTATGCCGAAGCCCCATGATTTTCTTTCCGCCGAGCAGCGCGACGGCAGCGTCCTGCAGGCACAGGAGATCTACACGTAAACCTGGCAATGGCTCAAAGGTATCGGCTGCGCCGCAAAGGTGTCGCCGCAGCTTTTGGAGCGCTACGCCATGTGTTCCGCCCGTTGGGTGCAGTGCGAGGAAATGACCAACCGTATGGGCTTCCTCTCCAAGCACCCCACCACGGGAAAGCCGATTCCGTCCCCGTTTATCAACATCGGCATCAACTACATGAACCAGGCGGTTCGGCTCTGGAATGAGATATTCCAGATCGTGAAAGAAAACTGCAGCACGGAATACGGCGAGTCTACGCCGCAGGATGACCTTATGGAGCGCCTGCTTCGTGCGAGAAAGGGGTAAAAAAAGCAGCCCTCATTAAGAAGGCTGCGGAATAGTCGAAGGAGCAAACGAGAAATCAATGATTGGCGTTTTCAAGGTTACGGTTGAAAGTTTATAGGTTTTTGCGTAGCGAAACAGTTCCGTGATTTCCGTTAAAAAGTTACTCATATGCACTCTCCTTCCTTTGGTACGTTCTTTCTCGTTTGCTGCTGTCCTTGCGGACCCTTGGTCTGGTGGATCGGGAAGGAGTAGACATCGACCCATTTCAATTATAACAGGATTACGAAAAATTTCAATAGGAAGGTACCCATCATGTTTGAAAAAGTAAATCCGTGCCACCCGGACAAGGTGGCGGACAGAATTGCCGGTGCGCTCGTTGACCTGGCATACAGAAAAGAAAACGATCCCCGCATTGCCGTGGAAGTCCTCATCGGCCATGGCGTTTGCCACATCATTGCGGAAACTTCCGTCATGCTGGACAAGGCAGATGTCACCGCCGCCGTCCACCGCATTGCCGGAAATCTCGCCGTGGACTATGTAGAAGTGCCGCAGGACGGTCACCTCGCCGACAACCAGGCAAACGGCGTCCGCTGCGGAGATAACGGCATTTTCAAGGGAATGCCCATGACCGAGGAGCAGAAAAAGCTCTCGCAGATCGCACGGGACATTTTCTCCGTGTATCCCTATGACGGGAAATATATTCTGGACGGCGACCGTCTCATTCTCTGTCAGAGCAATGCGTCCTCGGATGCGCTCCGAAACCTGTACCCCAATGCGGAGATCAACCCGCTCGGTGACTGGACGGGCGGCACCGATGTGGACACCGGCGCTACCAACCGCAAACTCGGCTCGGATATGGCCGACTCCGTGACAGGAGGTGGTCTGCACGGCAAGGATCTGTCCAAGGCGGATGTGTCCGTCAACATCTACGCTTTCCTCAAAGCCCAGGAAACCGGCAAGCCCGTAACGCTCTGCTGTGCCATTGGTGATGACACCGTAGACGGCAGACCGTATGAGAAAATCGTGGAGATTGCCCGAAACTATATCCGTTCGGTCGGTGGCTTTGAGAAGTTTGCGGAATGGGGGCTGGCCCGATGAAAACAACAACCGAAATGCAGCTTGTCCCCATCACGAAGCTGGTACCGTATGTCAACAATGCCCGGACACACAGCCCGGAGCAGATCAACAAGCTCCGCTCCTCACTGCGTGAGTTTGGCTTCATCAATCCCGTTATTATCGACCGTGACTATGGCGTTATTGCCGGTCACGGTCGTATTCTTGCCGCCAAGGAGGAAGGCATTTCTGAGGTGCCGTGCGTCTTTGCCGACCACCTTACGGAAGTCCAAAAGAAGGCCTACATCATCGCCGACAACCGCATGGCAATGGACGCAGGCTGGGATGAAGAACTTCTGCGTGTGGAGATTGAGTCCTTGCAGGCGGCAGACTTCGACCCGCTCCTCACAGGTTTTGACGAAAAAGAGCTGTCAAAGCTGTTTGACGATGGAATCGAAGCCAAAGAGGACGATTTCGATGTGGATGCCGAGCTGCAAAAGCCTACCTTCACGAAGCCCGGCGACATCTGGACGCTGGGGCGGCATCAGCTTATCTGCGGCGACAGTACCAAGGGGGAAACCTACACCGCTCTCATGGACGGCCGCAAAGCAAACCTCGTCATCACCGACCCGCCCTACAATGTGAACTACGAGGGCAGCGCCGGGAAAATCAAGAACGACAACATGGCATCGGAGAAGTTTTTCGACTTCCTCTTCGATGCCTTTTCCAATATGGAGAAGGTCATGGCGGACGATGCCTCCATCTATGTGTTCCACGCCGACACCGAGGGGCTGAACTTCCGAAAGGCGTTTGATGCCGCAGGGTTCTACCTCTCCGGCTGCTGTATCTGGAAGAAGCAGTCGCTGGTACTGGGACGCTCTCCGTATCAGTGGCAGCACGAGCCGTGCCTCTACGGCTGGAAGAAGAAAGGCAAGCACCAGTGGTACACAGGGCGCAAAGAGTCCACCATCTGGGAGTTCGACAAGCCCAAGAAAAACGGCGACCATCCTACCATGAAGCCGATCCCGCTTCTGGCCTATCCCATTCAGAACAGCTCTATGGCAAACTCCGTGGTGCTCGACCCCTTCGGCGGCTCCGGTTCTACGCTCATTGCCTGTGAGCAGACCGACCGCATCTGCTATACCATCGAACTGGATGAGAAGTTCTGCGACGTCATCGTAAAACGGTACATCGAGCAGGTCGGCTCGGATGAAAAGGTCAGCGTTCTGCGGGATGGGAAAGTACTGCCCTTCACTGAGGTGGCAAATACCGCACCGGAGGTGTGAGCGTGAAAGAGCAATATCACCTTGTTTCCTTTTCCGGCGGCAAGGACTCAACCGCCATGCTTCTTGGGATGCTGGAGCGCGACATGAAAATTGACTGCATTCTTTTCTGTGATACAGGGCTTGAATTTCCTGCTATGTATGATCATATCGCAAAGGTTGAAAAGGACATAGGTCGGAGAATTACCAGCGTCAGAGCCGAGCATACCTATGAGGAACTCATGTTTGATGTTCCGGTACGGCGTAGTGCAGATTCGCCTGTCGTCCGGCAATACGGAGTGCAATTGAATGGCTACGGATGGCCTGGCCCTCGGCAGCGGTGGTGTACCACACGGCTCAAGGCGATGCCGCGAGAGCGTTTTCTGAGGGAACTGCGGAAACAGTATAAGGTCATTGAATATGTCGGCATTGCCGCCGATGAGCAATATCGCCTGGAACGAGCGAACAATCAGAATCCCAACCACCGACACCCGTTGGTAGATTGGGGCTGGACGGAGCGCGACTGCCTGCGGTATTGCTATGAGCGTGGATATGATTGGGATGGCCTGTATGAGCATTTCAAGCGCGTGTCCTGCTGGTGCTGTCCGCTGCAATCGTTGACGGAGCTGCGGGAGCTGCATCAGCACTTTCCAGGGCTTTGGGAGCAACTGAAAACATGGGATAAACGAACCTGGCGAAACTTCCGTGCCGACTACAGCGTGGAGAATTTGGAGGTTCGTTTTTTGCTGGAGCGCGAGTGGACGGCTGCCGGAAAGTCTATCCGAAGCAGAGCGTTCTACACTGCGCTGAGAGAACGATTGGAGGCATCCAGATGAAAACTGAAAAGCCTTTGACCCTCGGAAGCCTGTTTGACGGCTCCGGGGGCTTTCCTTTGGGCGGACTGCTTGCCGGTATCACTCCCGTGTGGGCTTCGGAGATCGAGCCGTTTCCCATTCGGGTGACCACCAAGCGTCTGCCTTTTATGAAGCACTACGGGAACATCTCCGCTATGGACGGCGGCAGAATCGAACCCGTGGACATTATCACTTTCGGCAGCCCATGCCAGGACATGAGCGTGGCAGGCCGAAGAGACGGTCTGGACGGTTCCCGTTCCAGTCTTTTTTATGAAGCCGTCCGTATTATCAAAGAAATGAGGTATGCCACAGATGGCAAATATCCAAAATGGATCTGCTGGGAGAATGTCCCCGGCGCCTTCTCCTCGAACAAGGGCGAGGACTTCAAAGCCGTCCTCGAAGCGGTCATCGGCATCGCCGAGCCGAATGCCGAGGTACCTATGCCTGAAAAGGCACGATGGCCCTACGCCGACCTATACATGGGAGATGGATGGAGCGTTGCGTACCGAACTCTTGACGCACAATACTGGGGAGTTCCCCAGCGAAGACGCCGCATCTACCTTGTCGCAGATCTTGCAGGCGGAAGTGCCGGAAAAATATTATTTGAGTCAGAAGGCCTGTCTGGGTATTCTGCGGAGGGCTTCCGCTCGTGGCAAAGAGCTGCCGGAAGTTCTACGCCTTGCGCTGGAGCGACAGGCTTCGATGGATACAACGGCAATCTGACGGACGACACTTCCGCCACCCTCGGCGTAAACTGCGGAATGAGTACCGGTCGTAACGGCATTGTTTTGAATGACCAGGGCGGCAGCCGCATGGAAGTTTCCGAGGATGTTGCGGCAACGCTCCGAGCAGAAAATCACGGGCATCCGCCCTGCGTGATGGAGTCGGCAGGATTTTGCACCGAGCATTCTGCCAAGAGCCGCACCATCGGCTATGAGGAAGAGTGTTCACCCACGCTCCGTGCAGGCGTTGTTCCTGCGGCGGTGGCACTGGAAAACCATCCAACCGACAGTAGGGTCAAACTTTCCGAGGACGGCAATGTGCAGACGCTGACTTCCCGCATGGGTACAGGTGGCAACAATGTGCCGCTTGTGATGAAGATCCGCTCCGGCTGTGAAGGTGGCGGCAAGGGACCGCTCATCCAGGAAAACAAGTCCGCCACCTTGTCCTGCAACAACGACCAGACGCTGTTCGAGCCTTGCGGCTGGGACGGCGGACAGGTTTCTCCGACCCTCACCAAGCAGAATGCCGGAGGAAATCAGCGTATGCCGGACAAGGACAACTTCACCTGCGTCCTTCAGCCCTTCGGGATCTCCTCCAAGGACTCCAATGCCATGAAGTCGGATAATCCCCACAGCGGCATCTACGAAGCCGAAACCGCACGGACGCTGGACGGCAACGGCGGCAACCCCTCCTGCAATCAGGGCGGCATCGCCGTGGTTGCTTTCACGCAAAATCAGCGGGATGAAGTTCGTGACCTGGGCGACCGCTCCGCTGTGGTGTGCGCCAACGCAGGGACGAAACAGCAGACCTATGTGCTGCAAGGCTCCATGATCGGCCGTGAGGACAAGAACGGTCCCCAGGGCGACGGCATCAACGAGGATGTCAGCTTTACCTTAAATACCGTTGACCGCCATGCCGTTTATGCCATGACCACGGGCAGCTTCACCCAGGTTTCCGAAGATAAGGCTCCTACCGTCCTTGCCCGTGACTACAAAGACCCCACCGCCGTTTGCTACGGCATCGGCAGAGACACCTTCAACCAGGGGCAGAACGCCAAGTTCGCTCCGACCTTTGAAAAGGAGCTTCAGCCGACACTGGTGGCAAAAGGACCAGGCGCTATCCAAAGCGGATACACCGTCCGCCGTTTGACACCCACCGAGTGCGCCAGACTCCAAGGCTTCCCAGACAACTGGTGTGCCGACCTCGGTACGGAAAAACCGTCCGATGAGGAAATGTACTTTTGGCACAAGGTATTCAAGACCTATTCCGAAGTGACCGGCTGCAAAATGAAATCCGACAAGCAGGTCGCAAAGTGGCTGAAAGATCCGTATTCCGACAGTGCGGAATATAAGATGTGGGGCAACGGCGTGGCACTCCCGTGCGTATGGTTCGTTCTGTGCGGGACCGTGTGGTATGCACAGTCCGGCGGCGATAATGCGCCGATATAATCTATACAGGAAATGTGCAGATATAGCTGGATAAGTGCCCAGCCTGACGGTAATATGTGACTACCATAAAACAAGGAGGTCACGAACATGACGATTACAATCCATGCACATGGCGCAGAGCGCAAGCGGCTGGTGCAGACCATCTCCGACTGGCTCGGTGTCCCCGCAAAGTACTGTGGCGCACCCACATTCAACTATGAGGTGGATTACTTCACCATCGACCGAAACGGCAGCCTTTCCTTTGATGACCGTACCGACAGTGAGGTCATTGAACGCCTGCTGCAGCACATCTACGATGAGGGCTTTGACATCGACCAGAGCCACACTGATGACGGGGACGAGCCTTGCGCCGTCTGCATTTCCATGCCGAGGAGTCTGTTCACCGACAGCAATCTGGAAAACCTCAAGGCACTCATTGCCGCCAAGGGTGGTCTTATCAAGAAAGCCCTCGGAGTCGCTGACCTGCCACTGGAAATCACGGACACGAAGGTTTCCTTCCCTTGGTTCCCAGCAACACCTACTCCGGAGGAACTGAAAGCCTACGATACCTTCATCTGCAAGCTGTGCGAACTGGCACGGACGCAAAAGCGAGTTTCTGCCACCGAAAAGCCCACCGACAATGAGAAGTACGCATTCCGCTGCTTTCTGCTGCGGCTGGGCTTCATCGGCGCTGAGTACAAAGAGGCAAGAAAAATCCTGCTCCGCAACCTGACAGGCAGTTCCGCTTTTAGGAGCGGCCAGTCAAAGGAGGCTGAACCATGCGAATGATCTCAAAAGAAGCCTTACAAGCCCTCCGTGGGCGGTTTCCGAAGGGCACACGGGTCGAGCTCGTGAAGATGGACGATCCCCAGGCGCCGCCCATCGGCACAAAGGGCACTGTACTGGGTGTGGACGACATCGGCTCCATCATGGTCGCTTGGGATAACGGCTGTGGCTTAAGCGTTGCCTACGGCGAGGATATCTGCCGGAGGTGCGACCATGACTGAGAAAATCCGTCAGCAGATTTTTGCCGTCCGCGCAACGGGCAGAACGAATATGTTTGACATCCATGTCGTTCTGCGTATTGCCCATGAAATGCAGTTCTATGAGTTGGTAATTTTTCTGGAGGAGCATCGCTCAGAATATGTGCGTTTCATTCTGACCGGCGAGATGTAAAATCTGTAAGATACACAGTTTCCCGCCCCAAAGATCGTGTAGTTTATATCTCCGAAATGACTGGATATATCCTCTAATTGACGGTAATATACAGTCACAACAAAACAAACGGAGGTACACGGTTATGTGGAAAGAAAGCAGCATCAAGGTAAACGGCGAGGTTTTTCACTACTGGATGAAGCAGTACGACAAAGGTTCTGAGTGGGGCATCGACGGCGGACGCATTTCCAAGCTAATGTTCAAGCGGGACGGATACATTGTCTGCAACTACGACAGAGGCTGGGACATTGAGCCCACCGATGAGAACACGCAGCTTGCGCTGGAGCTTCTGCTCCACAGCGAGAACTGGTAAAAAACCGAAATTTCAAAGCAACGGCTCCGAAAGGGGCTGCTGCTCGTTGTACGGAAGGTCGCACCGATTTCGGTGGCGGCTATTTTTATTGCTCTGCCGGAGGGGGTGAGAAATTGCGAAAGCTGAAAAACTACAAGCCGACAAGGTTCATGGAGAAAACCTCCCGCTACGATGTGGACGCAGCGGATTATGCCGTGATGTTCATCGAGAGCCTCTGCCATACCAAGGGCACCTGGGCGAGAAAGCCCTTTGAGCTGATTGACTGGCAGGAGCAGATTATCCGGGACATTTTCGGTGTCCTCAAGCCCAACGGCTATCGGCAGTTCAACACCGCCTACATCGAGATCCCCAAGAAGCAAGGCAAATCGGAACTTGCCGCTGCCGTGGCGCTTCTGCTCACCTGCGGTGACGGAGAGGAACGCGCCGAGGTCTACGGCTGTGCCGCCGACCGTCAGCAAGCATCCATCGTTTTCAATGTGGCGGCTGACATGGTGCGGATGTGTCCTGCGCTCTCCAAGCGGGTCAAGATACTGGATTCCCAGAAGCGGCTCATTTATCAGCCAACGGGTAGTATCTACCAGGTGCTCTCCGCCGATGTCGGCAACAAACACGGCTTCAATACACACGGTGTGGTATTCGACGAGCTGCACACCCAGCCCAACCGCAAACTCTTTGATGTCATGACCAAAGGCTCCGGCGATGCCCGAATGCAGCCGCTATATTTCCTCATTACCACGGCCGGCAATGATACGAAGTCCATCTGCTATGAGATTCACCAGAAAGCAAAGGACATCATCGAGGGTCGAAAGATCGACCACACCTTCTATCCCGTTATCTACGGTGCGGAGGAATCGGATGATTGGACGGACCCGATGGTTTGGAAGAAAGCCAATCCGTCCCTCGGCATCACGGTGGGCATCGACAAGGTAAAGGATGCCTGCGAATCTGCCAAGCAGAACCCCGGCGAGGAGAACTCCTTCCGACAGCTGAGACTCAACCAATGGGTCAAACAGGCGGTACGCTGGATGCCGATGGACAAGTGGGACAAATGCGAGTTCGCTGTCTGCGAGGATGATCTGGAAGGTCGCGTCTGCTACGGCGGTCTGGACTTGTCCTCCACAACGGATATTACAGCATTCGTTCTGGTGTTCCCGCCGGAAGATGAGAACGACAAATACATCATCCTTCCGTACTTCTGGATACCGGAGGACAACCTCGACCTCCGAGTCCGGCGTGACCATGTGCCATACGATGTGTGGGAGCGGCAGGGCTTTTTACAGACCACGGAAGGCAATGTCGTTCACTATGGCTACATCGAGAAATTCATCGAAAGCCTGGGTGAGCGTTTTAATATTCGAGAAATTGCCTTCGACCGTTGGGGCGCTGTGCAGATGGTGCAGAATCTTGAGGGCATGGGCTTCACGGTCGTTCCTTTCGGACAGGGCTTCAAGGATATGTCCCCGCCCACTAAGGAACTGATGAAACTGGTGCTGGAACAGCGCATTGCCCACGGCGGGCATCCGGTTCTCCGCTGGATGATGGACAACATCTTCATCCGCACCGACCCGGCAGGCAACATCAAGCCGGACAAGGAAAAATCCACAGAGAAAATCGATGGTGCTGTGGCAACGATTATGGCACTTGACCGCGCTATCCGCTGCGGCTGTGGCAACGATTATGGCACTTGACCGCGCTATCCGCTGCGGCAACGATAATGGTGCTTCGGTTTATGATAACCGAGGCATTTTGTTTATATGAAGGGAGTTTTACTATGGGTATCTTTTCAGGGCTGTTCAAATCCAGGGACAAGCCTCAAAACCGCACGACGGGCAGCAACTACGCCTTTTTCTTCGGCGGTACTACTTCCGGTAAAGCGGTGACGGAACGCTCCGCCATGCAGATGACCGCCGTGTATTCCTGCGTTCGAATTCTATCGGAGGCTGTCGCGGGGCTGCCGCTGCACCTATACAAATACACGGACAGCGGCGGCAAGGCAATGGCGCTCGACCATCCGCTCTACCGCTTGCTCCACGATGAGCCGAACCCGGAGATGAGTTCTTTCGTGTTCCGGGAAACACTCATGACACATCTGCTCCTCTGGGGTAATGCCTATGCGCAGATCATCCGAAACGGAAAGAACGAGATCGTTGCCCTGTACCCTTTGATGCCGAACAAGATGTCGGTGGACAGAGACGAAAACGGTCGGCTGTACTACACCTATTACCGTGGCACAGACGAGGCTATCAAGAACAAGGAGTTCGCCGTAACGCTTCAGCCCTCGGATGTGCTGCATATCCCCGGCTTGGGTTTTGACGGTCTGGTGGGCTATAGTCCCATTGCAATGGCGAAGAATGCCATTGGCATGGCGATTGCCTGTGAGGAGTATGGCGCGAAATTCTTCGCCAACGGTGCCGCACCGGGTGGCGTGCTGGAACACCCCGGCACCATCAAAGACCCGCAGCGTGTGCGGGAGAGCTGGCAGTCTACCTTCGGCGGCAGCGGCAATGCGAACAAAATCGCTGTGCTGGAGGAAGGCATGAAATACACGCCCATCGGTATCTCGCCGGAGCAGGCGCAGTTCCTCGAAACACGAAAATTTCAAATCAATGAGATCGCTCGAATTTTCCGAGTCCCGCCCCACATGGTGGGCGACCTGGAAAAGTCGAGCTTTTCTAATATTGAGCAGCAGTCCCTGGAGTTCGTGAAATACACCCTTGACCCCTGGGTCATCCGCTGGGAGCAGTCCATTCAGCGATCACTCCTTTCGCGGGACGAAAAAGCCGTGTATTTCGTGAAGTTCAATCTGGAAGGCTTGCTTCGCGGCGATTACCAAAGCCGCATGAACGGGTACGCCATCGGGCGGCAGAACGGCTGGATGTCCGCCAACGACATCCGAGAGTTGGAAAACCTCGACCGTATCCCGGCAGAGGATGGCGGCGATTTGTACCTCATTAACGGCAATATGCTCCCGCTGAAAAATGCCGGGGCTTTTGCAAATACACCTACCGATGACGGAAAGGAGGAAAAATCCGATGAAGAAATTCTGGAATTGGAAGACCCGAACGGTGACCAATCAGGAGACGCAGGAACAGATACAGGAAAGAACCCTGTTCCTGAACGGGACCATCGCCGAGGAAAGCTGGTTTGACGATGATGTCACCCCGCAGCTTTTCAAGGACGAGCTCATGTCCGGCAGCGGAAATATTACCGTGTGGATCAACTCTCCCGGCGGCGACTGCGTGGCTGCAGCGCAAATCTACAATATGCTCATGGACTACAAGGGTGATGTGACCGTGAAAATCGATGGCATTGCGGCATCCGCAGCATCCGTCATCGCTATGGCAGGCACGAAGGTGCTGGTGTCCCCGGTGTCCATGCTTATGATCCACAACCCCATGACAGCGGCATTCGGCAATTCGGACGAGATGCAGAAAGCTATCGAGATGCTCTCAAGCGTTAAGGATTCCATCATCAATGCCTATGAGATCAAGACGGGGCTGTCCCGTGTCAAGCTCTCGCACCTCATGGATGCCGAAACTTGGATGGACGCAAACAAGGCTGTGGAACTCGGCTTTGCGGACGAAATCATGCAGAGAAACTCGGAATCCGAAGAGGTACCCACGCCTGCCGTTTCCATGCTGTATTCCAAGGCGAATGTGGTGAACTCTCTCATGGAGAAGATCGCCGCAAAATGCGCCATCACCCCGAAATCCAACCGTACACAAAAAGCCGATGACCTTATGGAGCGGCTCAATCTCATTAAAAACTGGAGGTAATTCAATATGACTATCAACGAACTGCGTGAAAAGCGCAACAAGGCTTGGAACGCTGCAAAGGCATTTGTGGAAACCAAGCGCGACAAGGACGGCCTTCTTTCCGAAGAGGATGCCAAGACCTATGCTCAGATGGAAGAGAAGGTGCAGGACTACGGTGCCGAAATTGAGCGCATGGAAGCCATGTCCGCAATGGAAGCACAGCTGAATAAGCCCACTTCTTCTCCCATTACTGAGAAGCCCATGAACGGCAAGTCCACCGCTGACGAGAAGCCCAAGACCGGCCGTGCTTCCGATGCCTACCGCACCGGAATGCTTACCGCCCTTCGCAGCAACTTCCACCAGGTGAGCGATGTCCTTCGCGAGGGTGTTGACGCTGACGGCGGCTACCTCGTACCCGAGGAGTATGATTCCCGCCTCATTCAGACGCTTTCCGAGGAAAACATCATGCGAAAGCTCGGTCACACCATCACCACATCCGGTGAGCATAAAATCAACATTGCAGCGACTGCGCCTGCCGCTGCGTGGATTGAGGAAGGCGGTGCACTCTCTTTCGGTGACGCAACCTTTGCACAGATCCTTCTGGACGCGCACAAGCTCCATGTTGCCATCAAGGTGACCGAGGAACTGCTCTACGACAATGCGTTCAAGCTGGAGGATTACATTCTCACCGAGTTCGGCAAGGCACTTGCCAATGCCGAGGAGGACGCATTCCTCAACGGTACCGGTGTCGGTCAGCCCCTCGGTCTGTTTGCGGAGACCGGCGGCGGTCATGTGGCAGAAACGCTTACTGCGGCACTCAAGAGCGATGACCTCATCACCCTCATCCATGCGCTGAAGCGTCCCTACCGCAAGTCTGCCTCTTTCATCATGAACGACAAGACTATCGCGCAGATCCGCAAGCTGAAGGACAACAACGGTGCGTATATCTGGCAGCCTTCCTATCAGGCAGGCGAACCGGACCGCATTCTCGGCTACACGGTTCACACCTCTGCGTATGCTCCGGAGAATGCTATCGCTTTCGGCGATTACAGCTACTACAACATCGGCGACCGCGGCACCCGTTCCTTCAAGCAGCTCAACGAGCTGTTCGCGGGCAACGGTATGATCGGTTTCGTGGCTAAAGAGCGTGTGGACGGCAAACTTATTCTCCCCGAAGCCGTTCAGATCCTCAAGTTGAAAACCGAATAAGGAAGGAGGCGGCGGTGATGGACGAGCTTCTTTCCAAAGTGAAAGCCAACCTCATACTGGAACACACGGCGGATGATGCCTTGCTGAAAAGCTACATCACCGCCGCTGTTTCTTACGCCGAAAGCTACCAGCACATCCCGGAGGGCTATTACACGGAGAACCCCATGCCTCCCACCACAGAGCAAGCCGTCATCATGCTGTCGTCCCACTTCTACGAAAGCCGGGACGGCAGCACGGGCGGCTTCTTTGCGGATAACACCGGCGCGGCACAGCAGGTGTGGAACACGGTCAATCTGCTGCTACGCTTGGATAGGCGGTGGCAGGTATGAGTTTCGGAAAGATGAACGGCTTTGCCGACATCGTGGAAACCCGCCAAGTCAAGGACAGCGAGGGCTTCACCCATTCCGAGGATGAAGTCCTCGCTTCCGTCCGTGTGTACCGGGAAGGTCGGCACGGCTCTCAGCGTTGGGCAAACCTCGCTTCGTTCAGTGAAGCGACCGACCTGTTCCGCTTTCGGTGTATTCCTGGGCTGACGGTCACTACCGATCATTTTCTCATTTGTGACGGAGAGCGATTTAATATCATCTCTGTTGAAAATGTAAAGGGTCGTGGGATGTACATCGAGGTTTTAACGAAAAGGAGTGAACCCACCATTGGCAAAAGCTGAAATGAAAATGCCAGAGGATTTCCTGCTGAAGATCTCCAAGCTCGGCAGCAACTTTGACGGTGTGGCAGATACCGTCCTGCAGGCAGGCGGCGAGGTCGTGCTAAAGAGAGTCAAGAGCAATCTTTCCTCCGTTATCGGCAGAGGGACAAAGTTCAAATCCCGCGCCACGGGCGAACTGGAAGGCTCACTCGGCCTTTCTCCCTCCAAGCTGAACCGGGACGGCAACCACGACATCAAGGTCGGTTTCGCAGAACCCCGCTCGGACGGCAGCAGCAATGCCAAGCTGGCCAACATCATCGAATACGGCAAGCACGGTCAGCCTGCAAAGCCGTTTCTGAAGCCTGCGAAAACGGCATCCCGGCAGGAATGCATCGATGCCATGACCAAGGCACTGGATGAGGAGGTGGAAAAGCTGTGAGCCTGCTATCCGATTTGCAAACCATCGCCGAGCATTGCGGTGTTCCAGTGGAAACGGGTGTGTTCTCCGGCAAAGCACCGGACACCTATCTGGTCATCACGCCGCTGTCGGACAACTTCGAGCTTCACGCCGACAACGCCCCAGGCTGCGAAACGCAGGAGGCACGGCTGTCCCTCTTCACAAAGGGCAGCTACACCAAACTGAAAAATGCACTCGTCCGTGCCTTGCTGGGTGCAGATTTTTATATTACCGACCGCCGGTACATCGGCTTTGAGACCGAGACCGGCTACCATCACTACGCCATTGACGTGGCGCAAATCTACGTTTTGGAGGAATAAGTTATGGCTACCATCGGTCTTGACAGACTGTATTACGCAAAAATCACCGAGAACGATGCCGGTGAGGAAACCTACGGTACGCCGTCCCAGCTTGCGAAAGCCATCTCCGCCGACCTTTCGGTGGAATTGGCTGAAGCTACGCTCTACGCCGACGACGGTGCTTCGGAGATTGTGAAGGAATTCAAGTCCGGCACACTCTCCCTCGGCATTGACGATATCGGCTCTACGGCGGCATCCGACCTCACGGGTGCAACCATCGACAAAAACAAGGTGCTGATTTCCGCATCTGAGGACGGCGGCGACCCTGTGGCGGTGGGCTTCCGCGCCAAGAAGTCCAACGGCAAGTACAAGTATTACTGGCTGTACCGAGTGAAATTCGGTATTCCGGCGACGAACCTTGCCACCAAGGGCGACAGCATTACTTTCTCTACGCCGACCATTGAAGGCACCATTCTGCGCCGCAACAAGGCAGACGCAGGCGGCAAGCACCCGTGGAAAGCGGAGGCACTGGAGGGCGATGTGACCGCTGCGACTATCACGAACTGGTATAAGGAAGTCTATGAGCCGACCTATACCACGGCACCCGAAAAACAGGGTTAACGGAGGTAACGCACAATGGATAACGAAAGAACCGCAGTCATCACCATCGGTGACGAGGAATACACACTCCTGCTTACCACCAAGGCTACCAAGGTGATCGCCGGTCGCTACGGCGGACTGGAAAACCTCGGCGAGAAGCTGATGAAGTCCGAGAACTTTGAAATGGCCATCGGAGAGATTGTGTGGCTTATCACGCTTCTGGCGAATCAGAGTATTCTTGTCCACAACCTCAAGGATAAAGAGCATCCCAAGGAGCTGCTCACGGAGGATGTGGTGGAGCTTCTGACCACGCCGCTCGATCTTGCCGGATACAAAACCGCCATTACGGAAGCTCTCTATAAGGGCACCAAGCGGAATGTGGAAAGCGAGAAAGACTCAAAAAACGCACAAGTCGGGTAACGGTTTCCGATGCGGAACTGTTTACCCGGCTTCTTTATTACGGCCTTGCCCACCTTCATCTCAGCCAGGATGAGGTGTGGCTGATGCCGTTTGGATTGCTTTTGGACTTATGGGAGTGTCACAAGCAGTATAACGGACAGGCTGTTCCTGCTCACGAACACTACATTGACGATATTATCCCGGACGGCATTTAAGGAGGTGACGGTACATGGCAGATAGTTTCGGACTGAAGATCGGCCTTGAGGGAGAAAAGGAGTTCAAAAAGGCACTGGCGGATATCAACCAATCCTTCAAGGTGCTCGGCTCCGAAATGAAGCTCGCCACCTCTCAGTTCGATAAGAACGATAAATCCGTGGAGGCACTCGCCGCACGGAACAAGGTGCTGCGAAAAGAGATCGATGAGCAGACAACAAAAATCGACACCCTTCGCAAGGCTCTGCAGAATGCCGCCACCTCTTTCGGAGAGAACGACCGCCGCACCCAGAACTGGCAGATCCAACTCAACAATGCCGAAGCCGCCCTCAACGATATGAACCGTGAGCTGGACGAGAACGAGAAAGCCATCAAGGAGGGCGGCAAGGCTGCGGAGGAATCCGGCAGTAAGTTTGAAGGCTTCGGCAAGGTTCTCAAAACCGTAGGTGTGGCACTCGGTGCCGTGGCTGTTGCCGCAGGAGCCGCCGCCGTGAAGCTCGGCAAAGAAGTCATCGCCGCCTATGCGGACTATGAGCAGCTGGTCGGCGGTGTTGACACTCTGTTCAAGGGGTCCTCGCAGGAGATCCAGCGGTACGCCGCCAACGCATACAAAACGGCAGGGCTTTCTGCCAACGAGTACATGGAAACGGTCACGGGCTTCTCCGCAAGCCTCATCCAGTCTCTCGGCGGTGATACCGAGAAAGCCGCAAAGTATGCGGATATGGCAATTACGGATATGTCCGATAACGCCAACAAGATGGGTACGGATATGTCCTCCATTCAGAATGCCTACCAGGGTTTTGCCAAGCAGAACTACACGATGCTCGACAACCTCAAACTGGGCTACGGCGGCACAAAGCAGGAAATGGAGCGACTGCTTGCCGATGCGGAGAAGATATCCGGCGTCAAGTACGACATCTCCTCCTACGCAGATGTGGTGGAAGCCATCCATGTCATGCAGGAGAGCATGGACATTGCCGGTACGACCGCAAAAGAAGCGGAAGCCACCATTTCCGGCTCTGTCAATGCGTTGAAATCCGCCGTCTCGAACCTCATTGTAGGCTTTGGTGATGCGGACGCTGACATGGAGCTGCTGTGCAACAACATGGTGGATGCCTTCAAGACCGTGGTGGCGAACATCACCCCGGTTATTGAGAACATCGTGGCGGCGCTGGATGCCCTGCTGACGGCTGTGGGTGAACTGCTGCCCACACTGCTGGAAGCAGTCACCGAACTGTTCTCGCAGGTGCTGGAAACGCTGCTTTCTTTGCTTCCGCAGCTTATCCCGGCGGCGGTGTCCGCGCTCATGACCATCGTGAATACGCTGATCGAGAATCTGCCCCTGCTTATTGAGGCTGCGGTTCAGCTGGTGTCTACACTGGTGACAGGCATTGCGGATGCACTGCCCACGCTCATCCCGGCGGCGGTGCAGGCTATCGTTACCATCGTACAAGGTCTGGTGGACAGTCTGCCGATGCTTCTGGATGCCGCGCTGCAGCTTATCACAGGACTGGCGCAAGGACTTCTCGATGCGCTGCCCGTACTGATCGCCGCCCTGCCGGAAATCATCAACGGTATCATTACCTTTCTGCTGGATTCCATCCCGCAGATCATTGAAACGGGCATTCAACTTCTGACCTCGCTGGTGACTGCCTTGCCGGATATCATTATGGCAATCGTGGAAGCTATCCCGAAAATCATAGACGGCATTATTACCGCCGTGCTTAACGCCATTCCGCAAATCATCCAAGCGGGCATCGACCTGCTGATCTCGCTGATACAGGCTTTACCGCAGATCATCACGACCATCGTGCAGGCCATTCCGCAGATCATCTCCGGCATTGTCAATGCACTGGTCGGGAACATCGATAAGATCATCATGGCAGGCGTTCAGTTGTTCGTTGCGCTGATTGAAAACCTGCCCACCATCATCGTGGAAATCGTCAAGGCCGTGCCGCAGATCATTGCGGGCATCGTGAAAGCCTTCGGCTCTCTGATGTATAAGATCGTAGAAATCGGCGGCAACATCGTCAAGGGACTGTGGAGCGGTATTACCCAGCTTGCCTCGTGGCTGTGGGACAAGGTGTCCGGGTGGATCTCTTCCATCTGGGACGGCATCTGCGATTTCTTCGGTATCCATTCGCCCTCGAAGGAGATGGCATGGGTCGGTGAAATGCTGGTCAAGGGTCTTGCAGGCTCCATTGACGACAACGGCGATGAAGCGGTCAAAGCCGCAGAAGGAATGGCCGAGGACATCAACGGCGTCATGGGCGACCTTGCCCACGATATGCAGACGGCTTTGCCTATCGACTTTGATGTGAACGGCTCGATCCGTTCTGCGGTGGACGGCGTGGTCGGCAAGGCGGCGTCCGCTTTCACTATCGCTCTGAACATCGCCACCTTCAACAATTACAGCAGCGAGGACATCCGTCAGCTCACCTCCGAAGTCATGGAAACGGCAAACCAGTTTGCCCAGCGGAAAGGAGTGGTATTCGCATGACCTATTTTACCTACAACGGCCGCAGTTCCGCTGATTTCGGTCTGCATATCGAGAAGAAGGACGTGTTCTCCGCACCGGAATACGATGCGGAGTTCATTTCCATTCCCGGCAGGAGCGGTGACATCATCAATCCGAACCGCCGCTTTGCCAACATCAAAGTGACCTACACGGTGTTCCTCGCACGGAAGAATATAGCCGCACTTGCCGCTGTCCTGCGGGACATCAAGGGCTGGCTGTACTCCGAGCCGGACAGATACCACGAACTCACCGACTCCTACGATGCGGAGTATTTCCGTTACGGAGTCATATCCGGCAATCTGGATATTGAGGAGCAACTGAATAAAATCGGCTGCTTCACCGTGACCTTCAACTGCAAGCCTTTCAAATACAGCTTTGCGGGACAGCAGACGGTGTCGGCTGACGCTTCCGAACTGACGATTACCAATCCGACCGCTTTTGAGAGCCGACCATATATGAAAATCTATGGTAGCGGTCTGATTCGGCTCATGGTTCAGCCGGAAGGCGAAGGTGCGAGCCTGTGGACGATTTCAGAGGTCGATGAGTGCATCGAAATCGACAGCGAACTCATGAATTGCTTTAAGGATACCACCCTCAAAAACGATACCGTTACCGGCGACGGCTTTCCTATGCTCAAGCCGGGAACGACCACCATCGCCTGTGCAGGAAATGTGCAGCGGATCGAGGTCATTCCGAGGTGGTGCTGTTTGTAAGGTCGTTCCCGATTGTAAGCGGTAGAAAAATTCAAAAAAGTATGGTATAATGTTTTTAAATGAGAACGACAAGTCGGAATTTACCTCTATCCAAACATACAAGCTCTTGACAATAAAGCTCCTATATAGTATAATTTGATAAACTACTATATAGGAGCTTTTTCATGAAAACAAATGGAGGATTTCTTGTCACCAAAATAAAACAGCTTGGGGACCGGATTTTTGAGAAGATTCTCAGCGAAAAGAATATTGATGCGTTCAATGGAGCCCAGGGGCGCATTCTTTATGTGCTGTGGCAGGAGGATGGAATCTCGATCAGGTCACTCTCGGTCAAATGCGGATTAGCGATAACATCTCTTACGACGATGCTGGAAAGAATGGAACATCAAGGACTGATAAGCCGTGTTCAGTCTGAAACGGACAAAAGGAAAACACTCCTGTTTCTGACTGAGAAAGCACATGCCTTAAAGGGCGAGTACGATTCTGTATCTGATGAGATGGGCAGCATTTACTACAAGGGTTTTTCAGAGGAAGAAATTACCCGGTTTGAGGAATGCCTCGACCGCATCAGAAAGAATCTTGAGGAGTGGCAGAAGTCATGAGTATTTGTATCAAAGATCAGATTCAGAACATGAATCTCGTCATCGGCTGCACAGTGGGTTGTGCATATTGCTATGCCCGCAACAATGTGAAACGCTGGCATATGATCGATGACTTCGCTGATCCTAAGTTCTTTCCGGGTAAGCTCAAGATGATGGAAAAGAAACGTCCGCAAAACTTTCTTCTTACCGGCATGAGCGATCTCTCCGGATGGAAGCCGGAATGGAGAGACGAGGTATTTGCAAAGATCCGTGAAAATCCACAGCATCAGTTCTTGTTTCTTACCAAGCGCCCCGATCTGCTGGATTTTGATACCGATCTGGAAAACGCATGGTTTGGCGTTACGGTGACGAGGAAAGCCGAACTGTGGCGTATCGACGCCCTTCGGAAAAACATCAGAGCAAAGCATTACCATGTTACCTTTGAACCGTTATTCGACGATCCCGGTACAGTTGACCTTTCCGGAATCAACTGGATCGTTGTCGGCACTATGACCGGGGCTCAGAGCAGGAAGATTCATACGGAGCCGGAATGGGCATGGTCTCTGACGGATCAGGCACACGCACTCGGCATTCCGGTGTTTATGAAGGAAGACCTTGTCCCTATCATAGGGGATGAAAATATGATTCAGGAAATGCCGGAGGAATTCAATAAAGTGTTAGAGGTACAGAGATCATGGCAGAAGTAATCGATGGAATCCTCATTCGTGAGGTGGAAACAAAGAACATCATGACCAAGTCCAGTCTGCCGGTAGGCGGGTACTCGGTCAATCCCTATGTGGGCTGTACACATGCCTGCAAGTATTGCTATGCTTCTTTTATGAAGCGCTTTACCGGACACACGGAGGAATGGGGCACTTTCCTTGATGTGAAGCATTGGCCGGAAATTAAAAATCCGAAGAAATATGCCGGACAGCGTGTGGTCATCGGTTCTGTGACGGATGGCTACAATCCACAGGAGGAGCAATTCGGGAATACCAGAAAACTTCTGGAGCAGTTAATCGGCAGTGACGCAGATATTTTGATCTGCACAAAGTCTGATCTTGTGGTACGGGATATTGATCTGCTGAAGAACCTTGGACGAGTGACCGTTTCATGGTCGATCAACACACTGGATGAAAATTTCAAGAACGATATGGACTCTGCTTCGAGCATTGAGCGGCGCATCGCTGCTATGAAGCAAGTATATGATGCAGGTATCCGTACAGTCTGTTTCGTATCTCCGGTATTCCCCGGCATCACGGATTTTGAATCCATCTTTGAGCGGGTAAAGGATCAGTGTGATCTGTTCTGGCTCGAAAACCTCAATCTTCGAGGCGGCTTCAAAAAGACGATCATGGATTATATCGCCGGAAAATATCTTGATCTTGTACCGCTTTACGATGAGATCTATAACAAGCATAACCGCAGTTATTTTGAAGCACTTGAAGTAAAAGCTGAGGAAATGGCTAAGAAGTATGATTGTCCCTTTGTGGATAATGAAATGCCTTATGGCAGAGTCCCGCAGGGACATCCGGTGATCGTAGATTATTTCTATCATGAGGAAATCCGAGGGACAGAGAATACCGGAAAAAGAAATCGCTAACTTCCGGTTTGTCGAGCTACAAGTAAATCATTTATACTCAACCACCAGGGAGAAATCCCCGGTGGTATTTTTATGCCCGGAAGGAGGTGGCGTTCGTGATTCCTGTTCTTTATCCACCTAACACAACAGACTTTTTCTCATTCGGCCTTGGTGTGATGACGGATACCATTTCCTGCGAAGTCACTGAAGAGCGAAACGGTGTGTTCGAGTGCTTACTCAAATACCCTGTCAGCAGTCAGCACTATGGGCTTATCACCAAGGAGTGCATTATCAAGGCAAAACCCAACGACACCGCCGCCGACCAGGCATTCCGCATTTACCGCATCACGAAACCCTTAAACGGCATCATCACGATCTACGGTCAGCATATTTCGTATGACCTTGCCAATGTGCCGGTGCTGCCGTTTTCGACCGAGAGCCGCTCTCCGCAGCTTATTCTCTCGCAGCTCCTTTCCGGAGATACCCGCTTTACGGGCTGGACGAACTACTCGGATGCAAAGGCGTTTTCCGTCACGCAGCCGAAGAGCGTCCGAGCCTGCCTCGGCGGTACGGAAGGCTCCATGCTCTCCAAATGGCACGGCGAGTTTGAGTGGGACAACTTCACGGTAAAGTTCCATTCGCACCGTGGGCAGAAGACCGGCGTGGTCATTGAATACGGCAAGAACCTCATCGCCCTGGAGCAGGACGAGGACAACAGCGGCGTGTATACCGCACTGCTCCCGTATGCCGTGTACACCCCGGAAGGCTCGGACACCGAAACGGTGATCTCGCTGCCGGAGATAACGCTCCCCATTGTGACCTCGGAGATCGTCCGGGCGAAAACGCTTATCATGGATTTCTCCGACCAGTTTGACGGAGTTGTGACCGAGGAAGCCCTCAGAGCAAAAGCAAACAGTTACATCAAGGCAAATCCGCTGGGAGCGACTATCCCCACGGTGAAGGTGTCCTTTGAGCCGCTCTGGAAACAGCCGGAGTATTCGGCACTGCTGGAGCGGGTCAACCTCTGCGATACCGTCACCATTCGACACTCGCTATTGGGTGTCAGCGTGTCGGCTATGGTCATCGAAACCGTGTACGACACCCTCGCCGAGCGGTACAAGAGCATCTCCCTTGGGCAGAGCAAGTCCAGCATGATCACCACTATCTCCGAGGTGCAGTCCACGGTCGACAAGGTGGAGTCCACGGTGGGACGCTTTCCGAAGCTGCTCCAAACCGCCATCGGCAAGGCCACCGGGCTTATCACCGGCCAGAGCGGCGGCTATGTGGTTATTAACACAGACAGCGAAAGCGGGCAGCCCTACGAGCTGCTCATTCTGGACACTCCCTCCGTTGACGAAGCCGTGAATGTCTGGCGGTGGAATGTGGGCGGCCTGGGCTTTTCCCATAACGGCTACAACGGCCCCTACGAAACCGCTATCACGGCAGACGGACAGATCGTCGCAGACTTCATCACCTCCGGCTCTTTGGTGGCGAACATCATCAAGGCGGGTGTCATCCAGTCGCAAGACGGCTCGTCCTGGTGGGATTTGGAGAGCGGCGAGGTCGTGCTTCGTGCCTACGCCACCAGCAAGGAGGTCACAGAGGTCAGCGACCGCATCACCACCATCGAGAAGCAGAAAATGCTCCGGCTGGTCATTATCTCGTCCAACGGGAACATCTTCAAAAACGGCAATGTGAAAACGCTGCTTTCCGCCAAGGTTTACTCCTGGGACGAGGACATCACCGACACGCTGGATGCCAACCAGTTTGTTTGGACAAGGGTGTCGGAGGATACGGAAGCGGACAAAGCCTGGAATGAACAGCATTTCGGCGGCGCAAAGTCCGTGGTCATCACCGGTGCGGATGTCAAAGTCCGCGCCACTTTTTATTGTGACCTCATCGACACCACGACCAGGCAGAGCCTGTTATAACGGAGGAATTTACTATGGCAACCGCAGAACCCACAACAGAAACCGGCACAGTGTCCGGTTCAGATACAACAACTTCAAAGGAGGCTTCTCACATGAGCAAAGCACAAGGCCAGTTTACCATCATCGACTACAATGACGCACTGACGCTGACGGGGTACATCGGCTCGAACCTCGCCAAGACTCAGATGTATAACCCCGACAACGGCAGTTACACCCCCGACTGGAAAACGAAGAACCTCGTTCTGACACCCAGTCTGTATGTCATCGGCACCACTGCCGACCAGATCGCCACCGCCAATGTCACCTCGGTCAAGTGGTATGTGGGCGACAGCAACACCGCCATCACCGCAGGCACGAACTACGCCCTCAGTGGTGCCAAGAGCCACATCCTCACGGTCAAGGCCAATGTCATGGCGGAACTGCCCGGCATCGACTATCGCTGTGTCATCACTTACAAGGACGAAAGCACCGGTCTATCGCTGACCCATCCGCTGACCATTTCCTTCTCCCGTGTGGTCAACGGTTCCGGCATCGTCGACCTGCTGGTCACCACACCCAACGGAAATGTGTTCAAGAACGAGGAAGTCGCCAGTCTGACCGCCAAGGCCGAGCTGTGGCGCGGCTCTACGGTAGACACCACCAAGGTCAGCTACAAGTGGGCGGTCATGGACGCTTCCGTCACCGCTACTTCTTCCACCGGCTATGATGCAGACTTCGGTATCGGCTGGCGCAAGATCTCGGACGCTGCTGACAAGTACACCGGCACGGCCACCAATACCCTCACGGTCTACGCCGCAGCGGTGGACAGCTACGCCGTATTCAAGTGCTGTGCCCAGGATACGGATTCCGCATCCGCTTCTTATAACACGAAGTTTTTCGATGTGGCGACCTTCATCGACAACTCCGACCCTTTGCAGATCATCGTCACCTCCACGGGTGGTGATGTATTCAAGAACGGCCAGGGCACGACCGTGCTGACCGCCGTCTGCTACCAGGCAGGCTCCGAGGTGGACGCAGCCGGAAACGGCAGTTACACCTGGACGAAGTACAACAAGGACGGTGTAGTCGATACCTCTTGGGGAACCAACGGCAGCAAGACCGGCAAGACCCTGTCGGTGTCCAGCGCCGATGTGGATACCAAGGCAACCTTTATGGTCGTTGTGGCGCTTTGAGGAGGTGGTGAGATGATCGCATCAGCACAGTTCACGATTATCAGTCTCTGCGATGTGGTCACCTCGGACACGCCGCCGGAAAACCCCTATGAGGGGCAGCTCTGGGTGGACACCTCCGTGACCCCGCCGGAGACGAAGATATGGGACGGGAACGAATGGGTGGTGCAGAACGACATTGAAACGATCCGCACCACCATTTCCATTCTGACCGAGAAGGACGCACAGTTCCAACAGACCATCGACGGGCTGAACAGCTATGTGGCGACCCTTACCGAAACGGTGGAATCGGTCTCCAACGACCAAGGCATCCTGGAGGAACGGGTGCTGAACTCCGAAAGCCGTGTTTCGGAATTGGAACACACGGTGGATGGACTGTCCGTCACCATGCAGGAGCAGTACATCGGCGGCATCAACTATGTGCAGAACTCTTCCGGACTGAACGGCATCACGGATGATTGGAGCTACTCCGGTACGGTAAAAACAGATACCTCCACCGATACCCAGAACAACACCATTTCCGACTCCTGCTTTGTGCTGGGCGCATACTCCTCGTTGTCGCAGTACATCCGAGGGGTGGTTCCCGGCACCTATACGATCTCGGTTCGGGCAAAGAAATCCTCGACCATGTCCGGGTATTTCTATGTGACCTACAACGGGAACAAAACCAAGTACCTGTTCAATAAGTCCACGGCGTTTGACTGGACGGATTACTCCGTAACGCTCACGGATGTGACCGACCCCACCTTGCGTATTTACTGCTACTGTCGGGATGCGTCCATTTATCTCGCCGATATCATGATTTCCGAAGGAGCGATTCCCCGAAAGTGGACGCCCGCTCCCAACGAGATCTACACGCAGGAGGTCAAGATCGACAAGCGGGGCATCGAGGTATCCAACAGCGCATCGTCCCAGCGGACGGTCATCACAAACACGGAGTTCGCCGGTTACTACAACGACGAGGTGATCTTCACCCTGAACAAGGACGAAACGCAAACCAAGAAAACCACGGTGGACGGCGAGCTGACCGTGGGCAAAACGAAGTTTGTCCCGATGCCGACGGCATCCGAGGGGTTGAACATCGTCATTCTGGATTAAGGAGGGAAAGCTATGGCAACTTGGAAAAGCGCGGCATACGATGGGCGCTATCTTCAACTGGACATTTCAGAAAGCGTGAATGTGGTCGGTAACAGCTCGACGCTTTCTTGGACACTAACCTCTGCCGGTGGTGCTTCCACTTACTATACCATTGACACCACCACCGTTACCATCAACGGGACACAGGTCTACTACAAAGCAAGAACCGCATGGGATTCCAAGGTGTTCCCGGCGAAGAAGGGCTCGGTCAGCGGCACGATCACTGTTGCGCACGACAGCAACGGCAGTAAAACGATTGCGGTCGGATTCTCGACCCGTGTATATATCTACGGTCCCCAGGAGTACGGCGGCAGTATGACGCTGACCACCATCGACCGTTCCGCACCTACCGTGACCTTCAGTACATCGAATGTCACGGCAAACGGGTTCAAAATCTACGCTACATCCTCTGCCACGGCGGACATCTGGCAGTACAGCACAAACGGCGGTTCGAGCTGGACGCAGTTCTCAACGACGGCATCCACCAGTGCCAGCGTAACACTGTCCTCGCTCTCACCGAACACCAGCTATACGGTGAAAGTCAGAGCAAGGCGGCAATACAACCACGTCTACGGCACTTCCGGCAGTTCCACGGTCAAGACGCTGGGCGGTGCTGTGGTGAATAGTGTCAACACGGTGACGGCGGACAATGCCACGGTTTCCATTACCATCAATGTGACCGTGTACGAAGCCTCCTACACCAATACGCTGGTGCTCAAAAACGGCAGCGCGACCATCCTGACTATCTCCGGGCTTTCCTGGTCGAAGGGCACTGCGAACCGCACGGTCACGCTGACATCGGCGCAGAGGACAACGCTGTTGAACGCTATGGCGTCCATCAAGTCCTTTATAGGTACCTTTGCGGTTTCGTCTTACAGCGGGTCTACGCAGATCGGCAGCACCTCAAGCAAGACCGCCACGGTACTGACCACGGCAACCAATTCTGCTCCGACCATAAGCGGATTCACTTATGCCGACAGCTACACGACCACAAAGAACCTCACGGGCAACGATCAGCTGTTCGTACAGGACTACTCGACTCTCAAAGTTACACCGGGAACGGCGACTGCGAAGAACGGAGCGTCCATTTCCAACTATACCGCTTCCTGCAACGGTTTATCCGCATCCAATTCAACTGGGTCTGCTATCACAGTCGGAAAGATCGCCAAGTCCGGCAGTGTGACGGTCACGCTCTCGGTCACGGACTCCCGCGGCTACACCGCCGAAACTTCACGGACGGTGACAGTCATTCCGTACACCAAGCCGAAGATATCCTCGATAACGCTCCGGCGCACCAACGATATCGAAGCGGAAATGCAGCTCAAATTCAGCGGTTCTATTTCCGCAGTGACAGTAAACGGGACGCAGAAGAACAGCGTGGTTTATGTGCGGTATCGGTATAAGAAAACCAGTGAGAGCAGTTACGGCAGCTACACCAGCATCTATTCCGGCACGACAAAAAGCGGAACTTCTTTCAGCTACTCCAATTTGGAACTGTGCAATCTGGATGCCAACAGTTCCTACGACTTCCATTTGCAGATCCAAGACAAGCTCTATTCCTTGAGCAGTCTGGATCTGTATTTTACTGTTCCGCAGGGCACGCCGCTCATTGCGCTTCGGAAAAAGAAGGTCGGCATCAACACGCCGGAGCCGCAGGCCACGCTGGATGTTGCTGGGGATATGCGTGTGGATGGCTCTCCCCTCGCAGATTTTGTCATTCAGCAAGGGACAAGCGGCATCTGGAATTACCGCAAATGGAAAAGCGGTACAGCGGAATGTTGGGGTCAGTATTCCTTTACGACCGCCATTTCGACGGCATGGGGCGTGCTCTATGAGAGCGGCGCAATTGCGCTCCCTAATTTTCCATTTACCTTCGCGGAAATTCCTCATGTCCATATCTCCACGGAGAACAGCAATTACGCTATGTTTGTGGAGCGAGGCAGTTCGAGTAGCTGGTCTACAACGACCAACCCCGGAAAGATATTTGCCGTAAGACCAAATACGGTACCATCGGCAACCTACAAAGTATCAATCTATGCTATCGGAAAAGCGTGACGCTCCGGCGTCACTTTTTTCATACCCATTTTTAATTTCAAAGGAGGACAAACAACATGAAAGAATTCTGGACGACCATTCAGGTGGTGTTCGCCGGTATCGGCGGCTGGCTCGGATGGTTCTTGGGAGGATGTGACGGCTTGCTTTACGCGCTTCTGGCTTTCGTAGTCATCGACTACATCACCGGCATCATGTGCGCTGTGGTGGATAAGAAGCTGTCCAGCGAAGTCGGTTTCAAGGGCATTTTCAAAAAGGTGCTCATCTTCGCTCTGGTCGGCATCGGGCATATTCTCGACACCCGTGTCATCGGCAGCGGCTCGGTGATGCGTACCGCCGTCATTTTCTTCTACCTGTCGAACGAGGGCGTGTCCCTGTTGGAAAACGCCGCATACCTGGGACTGCCTGTTCCGCAGAAGCTGAAATCCGTGCTGGAGCACCTTCATGACCGTGCGGAAAAGGAGGATGAATAATATGGCTTATACCAACAGCCCTCTGGTGTCCTATACCAAACTCAGTCCCAACCACTCTGGACAGCGCACCCACAGCATTGACCGCATCACGCCTCACTGTGTGGTGGGTCAGTGCTCGGTGGAGACGCTGGGCAATATCTTTCTGCCAACTTCCAGACAGGCCAGCTGCAACTACGGCATCGGTGTAGACGGAAGGGTCGGGATGTATGTGGAAGAGAAGAACCGCTCCTGGTGTTCCTCCTCCGCAGCCAACGACCAGAGAGCCGTCACCATTGAGTGCGCCAGCGACAACACCGAGCCGTATGCGTTCAAGGATGTGGTGTACCAGCGGCTCATCGAGCTTTGCACCGACATCTGCAAGCGCAACGGCAAAACCAAGCTACTCTGGCTTGGAGACAAAACGAAAACGCTGAACTACACGCCGAAATCCGACGAGATGGTGTTGACCGTCCACAGGTGGTTCGCCAACAAGTCCTGCCCCGGCAACTGGATGTATTCCCGCATGGGCGACCTTGCCGAGAAGGTCACGGCAGCTCTCGGCGGTGATGTAAAGCCTGCCGAACCCGCCAAGCCCACCGGGTCTATCAAGGTTGGTGACCTCGTGACCATCACGGGCAGCACCTACTATAACGGCAAAGCCATTCCCGGCTGGGTGAAGAAGCTCCGCTGGTATGTGGTCGAGGTCAGCGGCGACCGTGCCGTCATCAACAAGGATGAATCCGGCAGGTACGCCATCATGTCGCCGGTCAAGACCTCTGCACTTGCCGTGGCGAGCACAAAACCCGCCGATGACTACCGTATCCATACCGTGGCGCATGGCGACACCCTCTGGGCGATTGCCAAGAAGTATCTCGGCAACGGTAGCCGCTATAAGGAAATCGTCAGCCTGAATGGGCTGAAAAGCAATGTCATCTACAGCGGTATGAAGCTGAAGATCCCGAATAAGTAACCTTTGCATACGCCCTCTGCGGATTCATTTCCGTGGAGGGCGTTATTTTTTTGCGGACCAGACAGGCGTTTTCCCTCCAGTCGGTACTGAGGCAAACCCTCGGACTGGAGGAAAACTCTATGACAGATTGGCAGAGAGAACAAATACGAATATTGCGCTTACAGGGCGTCAGTTATGTGAAAATCGGCGAGCAACTCGGAATTTCGGATAATACGGTGCGCTCCTTTTGCCGCCGCAGCGGGCTGGGTGACAGTGCAAAGAATGCCGTTGCCTGCAAGCAGTGTGGGAAGTTGATAAAAATCATCCCTAAGCAGAAGCCGAAAAAGTTCTGCTCAGACGCCTGCCGCACTGCATGGTGGAAGTCACACCCGGAGTGCGTCAACCGAAAAGCTGTTTATGCGTACACCTGTGCCTGCTGCGGACGTCATTTTACTGCCTATGGAAATAATCATAGAAGGTACTGCTCTCACGCCTGCTATATTGCAGATCGCTTCGGAAGGGAGCGTGGCTGTGATGAATGACGCCTACAGAGAGCGGCTGGAGCAGTATTTTGCCTCCATGCTCCAGGCAAAGCAAATGCTGTCGATGGGGATTTTAACCCCGAAGGATTACGCCACGATTGATACAATTATGGCCGAAAAATATGGGATATCTTCGTGTAGTTTATACCGCGGGATTGACTTGATATACGGTGAGTTCAGAGGTAATATGTCACACTACAAGGAGGTGACACAATGTCAGGAAGAATAACCGCCGTATCAAAACCGCCGAAGCTGGAGCGTAAAAAGCGAGTCGCAGCCTACGCCCGTGTTTCCAGTGGCAAGGACGCCATGCTTCACTCGCTGTCCGCACAGGTCAGCCATTACAGCGACCTTATCCAGAGAAATAGCGACTGGCTCTATGCAGGCGTCTATGCCGATGAAGCCAAGACCGGCACGAAGGATTCCAGAGCGGATTTTCAAAGGCTTATTGCCGACTGCCATGCCGGAAAAATCGATATGGTGATCACCAAGTCCATCTCCCGCTTTGCACGAAACACGGTCACGCTGCTGCAGACCGTCCGTGACTTCAAAGCCTGGGAGGTGGACATTTTCTTTGAAGAACAGAATATCCACACCATGAGCGCCGACGGTGAACTGATGCTGACCATTCTGGCGTCCTATGCGCAGGAAGAAAGCCGCTCCGCAAGTGAAAACCAGAAGTGGCGCATTAAGCGGAACTTTGAGGAAGGAATGCCGTGGAACGGAGCCATGCTGGGATATCGTCTAAAGGACGGACGGTACGAGATCGTTCCAAAGGAAGCCGCACTTGTCCGCCGCATTTATAACGAGTACCTTGCCGGTGACGGCTATCAGGCTGTTGCCAAACGGCTGACTGAGGAAGGTGTTCCGTCCCGCTTCGGTGGGAAATGGAACCAGTCTGTGGCTTCCAAGATACTGAGTAACTACACCTATACGGGCAATCTGCTTTTGCAGAAAACCTTCCGTGAGAACCATATCACGAAGAAAACCGTCATCAACCACGGTGAATTGCCGAAATACCACGCAGAGAACACCCACGAAGCCATTATTGACATGAAGACCTTTCATGCGGTTCAGACCGAGAAGGCACGGCGGGCGGCTCAGTTCAATAAGAAGCCAGCACCGAGAACCACATACCCATTCACAAGCCTTCTGGTATGCGACAACTGCGGAAAGAACTACCGCCGCAAGACCACCAAAACGGGCATCGTTTGGGTATGCGGAACCTTTAATACACTCGGCAAATCCGCCTGTGCTTCCAAGCAGATACCGGAAACAACGCTTCAACAGGTTACAGCCGAAGTTTTGGGTGTAAAGGCTTTTACACGGGAACAGCTGCACAGCCGGATACAGAGTATTCGGGTATGCAACGGAAACATTCTAATTTTCTGCTTCAAAGATGGCTCGGAGGTCACACGCACATGGAAAGACCGCTCCCGTAGTGAAAGCTGGACGGACGAGATGAAGGAAGCTGCACGCCAAAAAGCCTTAGAGAGGAGCAAGCACAATGCCTAAAGTAACCATGATACCCGCAACCATCAATCCGCTGACACACCTGCCGAAGGTGGCCGCGCAGAAGCGGCGTGTTGCTGGATATGCCCGTGTTTCTACCGACAGCGACGAGCAGTTCACCAGCTACGAAGCCCAGGTGGATTACTACACCAAATTCATACAGTCCAAGCCGGAATGGGACTTCGTAAAAGTATATACGGATGAGGGTATTTCCGGCTGTAATACCAAAAAGCGAGACGGCTTTAACAGTATGGTTTCGGATGCTCTTGCCGGAAAAATCGACCTCATTGTCACAAAGTCGGTCAGCCGATTTGCCAGGAACACCGTGGACAGCCTGGTCACCATCCGCAAGCTGAAGGAAAACGGCGTGGAATGTTACTTTGAAAAGGAGGGCATTTTCACATTTGACGGCAAGGGTGAGCTGCTCATCACCATCATGTCGAGCCTTGCCCAAGAAGAAAGCCGCAGCATTTCGGAAAACATCACCTGGGGACAGCGTAAGAGCTTCGCTGACGGAAAGGTGCATCTTGCCTATAAACGCTTCCTTGGCTACGAAAAGGGCGAGGACGGCAGACCTACCATTGTGGAAAGTGAAGCGAAAATTGTTCAGCTGATTTACCGCCTTTTCCTTGATGGCAAGTCACAGGCGAGCATTTGCAGATATTTGGAGGACTTGGGTATTCCGTCACCTGGCGGCAAGGATAAATGGAGTAAGACCACGGTCACCAGCATTCTGCAAAATGAAAAATACAAAGGCGATGCGCTACTCCAGAAATCCTTCACGGTCGATTTTCTGGAAAAGAGGATGAAGCCCAACGAGGGTGAGGTGCCGCAATACTATGTGGAAGGCAGCCATCCCGCCATTGTCGATCCTGACGAATGGGATCATGTGCAGACAGAGTTTGCCAGAAGAAAGGCACTGGGCAGAGCCTACAGCGGAAAGAGTGTTCTTTCAGCCAAGCTGGTCTGCGAGGACTGCGGTGGCTTCTTCGGCTCAAAGGTCTGGCATTCCACCGACCGCTACCGCCGTACCATCTGGCAATGCAATGGCAAGTTCAAGGGCGAGGAACGCTGCCATACTCCCTCGGTAGATACGGAAACCGTGCAGCGGCTTTTTATTCAAGCCTACAATCGTATGATGGAGAACCGGGAGCGGATCATCAAGGACTGCGAAGCCATGCGCCGTGCGCTGACAGACTTTGTGGAATTGGACGCAGAAATTGAACGGCAGCTTGAGGAAACACAGGTCGTAGCCGAACTGGTCAAGGCGGCAGTCAAGGAAAACGCTTCTACAGCACAGTCTCAGGAGGCTTATCTGAGAAAGTATGAAGCCCTCACCGAGCGTTACGAAAAAGCCGCTGCGGAACTGGAGCGGTTACAGAACCTGCGTACTACGCAAAGTCAGCAAGACAAGGCAATGGCACTTTACATCCGCACCCTCAAAAAACAGCCGGTGGTGCTGCGTGAGTGGAGCGCCACCATCTGGACGGTGATGGTCGAGAAGGCAATCGTCCACAGGAACGGTGCGATTACCTTCGTTTTCAAGAACGGCACAGAGGTCAAGGTCGGAGAATAA